AACAGGTGCAAAAACGGGTACAGGTTCAGCAATGACTGGACCGTTGCCGATTGCAATGAGTGAGCCAATGGACGGTGCTTGGAGTAGTTTGTTGAAAGGTCAAGAGGTAAGTGACTTTATTCAACAACATCCAAATATAAAATTTCAAGAACAAACATTATGGGATGATGATATTGCTAATGAAACCGACGATTACGGTACAAGTACTCTTGGTTCAACATCATTTACTGACCCTCAATTTGATACCGCCCGTTCAAGAAGAATGAATCCTCAAACTATGGATATACTTCAAAGGTTTGTAGATAGAAGTAAGGCTAAACCTAAGATTATTCAACAAGTTCATGGTAATGTAGAAAATCCATATTATGTCCCACCTGATATGGAAAAACCACCATTGAGAACTGCATCTTCTAACCCTCGACTTGAAAATCAATATTATTATGATACTGCGGCTGAAAAACAAGGGGATTATGGAGATGAATATTATTCTGATGAGCAATTAAAGGATTTTAATAGGCGATTTAATATTCAAACAGGTGAGCCAATGGACGGTGCTTGGAGTAGTTTGTTGAAAGCATCCATTGAAGAATTAATTCAAGAACGAGATAGACTTCAAGAATCAGGTCTTAGTCGAGAAGCAAAACAATTTGACCGTGTAATACAACAAATGATGCGACCTGATAGACAAGAACAACATATTTTAGAAAGTTTAGGTATACCTTCTGCAAAATTAATTATGCCTGAACTTGATAATCAATCTTTAAGAGATATTGGACAAGATATGATGCATGAAGGAAAACAAAATCCTGATTACATTGAAATGCAACGTAGAATGGGTGATTACGACCCTCAAGTACGACAGCAATTTATGAACAATATCAGTAATATGGCACGTCGTATGCCAAAAATTGATTTAAATCGTCAAGAAGCAGAAGAAAGTCTAAGGAATTTACAAGCGTCTGACCCTACTAAATTCTTTGCAGACCAAGAAATTGCAACAGGTGAACCAATGGTGGATGCTTGGAGTTCACTACTCAAGCGTGATACACCGAATAAAATTCAATCACGTCGTCGCCGTGAAAAGCGTCGTGAATTTAGACCATCAACTGGTCAATTTAAGCGACCACCCGGTGGTATGAATCCCGCAGGTTCTACAATGCGAAGATTCCGAGCACGTATGCGTGGTATCAAAGGAAGTAAGAAAACAGGATTGATGAAGCCTCACTTATCTGTTGAGATGAGCCACCGTGGTATCGCTACTAAGCAACCTATGTCAAAAGACCCACAGAAGTATCGACAATACATGGGTCAATCGGAGGCTCGTAAAATTTTAGGAAATGTCCGTTCTTCATTCTCACCTCACGCTCGATACGGAGAGCGTTCAGTTACAGCAGGACCAACAGGTGCAGGTCGTATTGGTGGACTATTAGCAGGTCAATCAGGTCAAATGAATCGCCCATCTCTTCGTCAAATAGGCATCCGACGACCACGAATACGACGACCACGAAATCCTGTTCAGGCTATGCAAGCACCAATGGGTGTACCGAGTCAACCAATGCAAGCACCTTCAAGCATCAGTTCACTTCCGCAACCTTCTGCACCAATGATGATGAGTGAAGAACGTGCTGAAAGTGAATTGCTTAAAGGTCGCACTAATTCTTTAACATACCATAAACTCAATCTTCTTCGCCGTTTAATACGAGCGCAAGAACGTGCTGAAAAACTCGGTAAATCAATGCAAGGTACACGTTCAGCAATGGAAAACGGACATGTACCGAGTCATCCTGCTGGTGTACACCAACACGAAAATGAAGATGAGAAAAATGATGGACCTACACAAAATCTTGAAACAAATTCAAGCCGTTTAGGTCTTGACCCTGCTGGTTACTTAACATCTAAGCGGGGGCATATGGGATGATACGCATTCAACCTCCACGTTTGCTCAAAGCATGGAGTATGATTGCTCATCCACCAGAAGGACCTGTAGCGTTTCGTAATCCTCCTGCACACACTTTTCGCCCTGCACAAGAACCCGATATTCCTGCATTTGCACACAATGGCCGTGGAGACATTGTACCCGGTGAGTTCGACTCAAGTCAAGGACCATTGGCTTACAAAACAGAACATGGGAATTTCTATCATGGTATAGATGCACTGGCTGTATCACTTGCTAATTTTTTTAAGATGCATGGAAAAGACGTAGACCCTGTTGCAGTTATCAATAAAGCAATTGAAAATTTTAATAATTCTCATTCTCATGGGCAACATCACGAATTACCACCATTCGATAATATGGCATGGAGAAAAATTCGTGCAAATACTTTACCTCAAGGTACTACTGCAAAAGATGCAGAAGGAAATGAGCAGACAAATAGGCAAAGTCGTACACATAATCGAACACTCATTACTGCATTAACAAATAAAAATGCTGACCAAACTCCTTTTGGTCGTTTTATAGAATCATATTACATTCCATTTAATCAAAACTTATTCCATATCTTACAAGACATGGGATTTGAGGACAGACAAATAAAAGGTTCACTAAAATCAGGTGTAACATATCCTTATGTCTATTCTAATCATACAGCACCCGAAGGATGGGTGTACTCTAACAAGGGTGAACACCCTGAAACATACACAAGCGATATGATGGGTCGTGCAAAACCCGGTTATTTTCCTGACCAAGAATCTGTACACACTTGGTCTACAGTACATCATCTTCCTGATGTTTTCTTTTATCCATCTCAAAAGAATGAAAATAAAGACATCATGAGTGGTGGAGGCGCACCGACAAAACTTGTAGCGGCGGCTCATGCAATGATTGACCAAGCAATAGAAATGGGAGGTATTGATTCTATTCCTAATGTCCCTGTTACACTTAACACGGGAACTCTTGGCGCACCTAATATGATTCAACGACCACTTCATGAAATTCTTCAAAACAAAGACCTCAAGGAAGCACTTGTCAAAGATATGGCTCACGTTCCCGCTATGATGTATTTATTTGGCCGCAGTTATCAAGGTAATTTCAAAAAGTTATACAACCATATGATGGATAAATACGGTGGTGGAGAAGAAGCACTTTCTGTAGAAGAACACGGTAAGTATCTTACTGGTGGAGAAAAAGGTGGTCAAGGATTGCATAAAAATGCGGCTCGACTACTTGCATTGGCTCGTGCATCAGGAGAAGGAAGCGAAGAAGGTCGAAGTAAAATGGGAGAACACGGTGTTTCTGCCGATGAACTTGAAGCCGCAAATTTACCATATAGTGAACAACGACTTGGGCAAGTTGACAGATTTCGTAACGTTATCGAAGCATTAGCAAATCACCAAGCAGAAGCAAGAGGGCATCCTGTACAAATGGGATTGGGGGATATTCCTACATCCCCTATGCCTTCACAAATGATTCACGGTTATCCACAACAGGATGAAACAGGAGAATACCCTGAACCTATTTTGGATGACCATATGCAAGCATATCTTCACAGCATAGATGATTTTGCACCTAACGGCCAACAAATGGATGAAGGCCAACCATCATTGTCTCAACCGAAGGAAACCCCGCAGACCTTACCTCCTGTGGCTAGTCAAGTTCCTGTTCGTTCTACGCCTTCGGTTGAGACACCCCCTGTAGCGGCTGAACGACCAGTTGTTACACCAAGATTCCAAGATGTACGACATCAAATATCTGACTTTTCACCATCACAGTTTCGTGAAATGTTGCAGATTGCAGGGGCATCACGCCCACAACCAATCACAGATGCACCATTGAGCGAGTTGGAAGCAAGGTCACAGCAAGCCTTATCAGACCCACGCCAACGTCTGCTAACTGATTACATGAAGTCCGAGGACGCACACCTGCCACTTATGGATAAACTCATGAAGGCTCTTGAGCGTATGCAGTACCACGAAGCGCAGATGGATAGCGACGTTGCACCACATCTGACAAACACATTAAATTCACCATTAAACTTAGCAAAGTACGTTGGTCTTACCAGTAGCGAAGTTAATGCAATAAACCACACAATGGGCGATTGGTATGATATTGCAAAATCATACAACGTAGAACCTAAAGTTGTAAAAGTAATTAAAATGAACTTGAGGTGATACAATGAGCAAGAAAGTATTGATATTGAAAAATGTAGGGGCAACATTATTTCAACAACCTGACGCTAAAAGGCCATCTGCATTAGATTTAGGAAGGACACTTTTTGGTGGAAGAGGAACTGGAAAACTAAATCGCCTTGCGGCGGCGGCTGGTTTGGCTGGTAAAGGGGCGGCACTTGGTGGAACTGCTGTACAAACAGCGCATCAAATGCAAGGTGGTAATTTATTCGCACCACTTAGTGCTGGTTATACATACGAAGGGCTTGACCCAAGTGGAAAATTTTTGGCTGGTCGTGTTAAAGCGGGTCAAGAAGGTGCTCAAAATTATCAAAATCAACAAAATCAAGTAGGAGTAAGAGCAAAGGGTCCTGCTAATGTAAGAGTACCACTTCCTACTGAACCAAAAAAGGCAAGACCTTCGTTTATGCCTCCTTTACCTACAACTCCACAAAATAATCCTTTTAATCCTCAACAACCACTCGATACATCTATTTTTAATCAACCTTCACCTACACATATAAGCACAGCATCAGTACCTAGTATGAATAATGTGCATAGTGTGGGTACTTCATTAGGAAATACTATTTCACCTGCTTACAGCAATCAAACACCGATGCAACGAATGCAAAATCAAACACCTGTTCAACAACCTCAACAAGTTAATCTACTTGACCCTGCACAAATGGCAAGTTTATATCAACAGGCACAACAACAACAACCTCAACAACAACCTCAACAATTTCATCCCGGTGATACTGTTAACTGGCCTGATGAAACAGTAAAATCTTACATTAAAAATCTCTATGACGAGTTTGGTGGGTATTTGTACAAAATGACCCCTCATGAAGCGGGTCAATTCGCAGTTTATACATTATTTACACTAAGGAAGTGATGAAATAGATATTCCAATGGAGGGCGACATCAATGAATTTATCCACGATATGGATAAACAGATGTCTGCAAAGTCTTTTCGATACTTCTTTGAGGACATATTAGGATTTGATTATTCGTACCATCATGAATGTTGGGACAAAGGATTAGCAGAAAATAGATACTATTGTGTTAAAGCGAGCCGTGACCACGGTAAATCTGTTTTCTTTATGTCCTATGCTTTATGGATAGCGGCATTTAAGCCCGGAACACACGTCATGATTTTCTCTCACTCTTTGGAACAGACATTGGAACATATGAGATTTATTCGCAATAACATTGAATCTACACCAATCCTTCGTGAACTTATTCCACAAGGAAGGCCGTGGAGAAAAACCTACTTTGAGTTTGAAAACGGAAGCCGAATGATGGCTAAGTCCGTTGGTGGTGGTACTCGTGGTTTCCACCCTCACGTTGTAGTATGTGACGATATTCTATGGGGTACAACAGGTACAGAATTACAGCGAGCCGCTGATTGGTTTTATGGTGTTCTTCTCCCTGTTCTGCACCACACAGGTCGTATGATGATTGTCGGTACGCCGTTTTCATACAACGATTTGTACGCTGAATTAGAACAAAGAGATGCTTTTACTGTTGAAACATATCCTGCAATAGATGCCGCTGGAGAAGCCCTTTGGCCTGAACGGTGGAATCTCGAAGCACTTGACCAACGTAGACTTTCAATGCCAGCGATACAATTTTCTCGTGAGTATCTTTGTGAGCCTATTCACGACGTTGCAAGTATGTTTCCTAACGATATTCTCGACAAAGCCCGTGATAAGGACCTTGTATTGCTCGACAGGGCTGATACTGAATTTGATGAGAATGGTAATCCCGCAGGTGTATTCGGTCAACACTTTATAGGATGGGACACAGCAATTGCTTCGGATAAAAACGCTGACTACACAGCAATGGTCGTTATGCGTACTTTACCCGATGACCATACCAAACAAATTGTCGGAGTTGTGCATGAGAAAGGATTAGGCGGTGCGGCTCAAAAGAAACATATTTTGATGCTTAACAATCGGTTTCAACCTGATTTGATTGAACTTGAAGGCAACAACTTTCAGCGTATGTTCGCCGCTGAACTGCAAGATATGCGTAGCGATATACCGATTAAAACGTTCATGACCACTCGACAAAGAAAGGAGAGTATGTTTATGTCTTTACTTATGGCATTTGAACAAGGACAGATTAGAACACCGTATGGTGATGAACGAAGTCGTACTTTCACACATAAATTAGAACAAGAACTAAACCGATTCGGAATGCAAAAGAATGGTAAGTTGGAATCTGTAGGTACTCACGATGACTTGGCAATGGCTTTGGCTTTGGCTAATTGGGGTACAAAAGAGTTCAAGGGAAGCATTGTTTCACTCGATGATTACATGCCCGGATTTGGTGATTGGCTTGACAATACTGTTGGTGGTAAGAACACAGGTGGGTGGGTTATACCATGAGTTACTCGTTTGATACTTGTTGGTCTTTCTTGAAAGGTGAATTAATACATCCAAGTGCTATGGGATATTTTGCCCGTAGTCGTTTGTTAGGTGAGGATGATGAAGGTAGAATGGGAACTTCATATAAAATTGATGACCTTGCTGACCCACCAATGGACATAGAATATAATCGACCAACACCCTATCCTTCTAAAGTACCAAATAAAAAATATCCTGAATTTTCAAGAACTGATGCAAATAATCGAGCATCTAAACTCACCGCCGCAGAAAATCAAGGACATGAAAACTGGGCTAATTTTACATTAAATCAAAGAGATAAAAGACACGATGATATGATGCAAATACCTCAAGAAGATGTTGATGCATTTATTGAGCGTCTTTCAAATCCTGAAATGCATCAAAGTGAATTTTTTGATAAACCACACATGAGTGGTAAAGATGAAAGACGACATGATGCTATGGATAAGGTACTTGTAAAACGTCCAAGTGCATATCCTCCATATATGAGATATGCAAATGAAGATGGTACTCAACGTTCCATAGAATTACCACAAGATTATTACCAAGAGGTAAGAGGATGATTGGGGGTTTTTAAATGAACGATAATATTTTAGCATTAGGAAATCATAATTTTTTATATCATACGTGTTGCTTTATAGCAAAATTAGATGGCGTTGAAAAACCATTTGGTTTTTGTGAAAAATGCTGGATTGAACATGGAAAACCGGAGGGCATGTAATGACTTGTGAATGTGGACATTGTGTAGGAATGGGTACTGCTTGGGATTTCCTTGAAAAGAAATTATGCCCTGCTGGAAAAGCGGCGGCTAAGAAAAAATTCGATGTTTATCCATCTGCTTATGCTAACGGATGGGCGGTGCAATACTGCAAGGGTAAGTTCAAGAAAAAGGGGAAGAAGAAATGAAACTTAAGAAACCTTCTTGCTGTTGCGGTGGCACTAAAAAGACACCATGTATATGTATGATTGAGGGTAACCAATGCTCGGCTTCATCCCCAAAATGTCCTTGTTATGCTCTTATTGATAAACAAAAAAACATCAAGAAAATGGTCGGTGTGTACTGAATGACTCGATGTACTTGCCATGATACACTTGTTATCAAGAACTTGAATCGTTGGTTCAAAGAAAAATGGGTTGATGTTAGTCGTAAAGACAAAGACGGTAAGCATCCTCCTTGTGGAAGAAGTAAGGCAAGTAAATCAAGCAAAGGTTACCCAAAGTGTAGACCGAGTGTGAAAGTTTCAAGTAAAACTCCAAAGACAAGCGGCTCTATGAGTAGCGGTCAAAAACAAGCGGCTACAAAACGGAAGCGAGCAAAAAAGCAAGGCGTTGGTGGCAAACCTACGGTGGTGAAAGCAATGAAAGATAAAAAAGACATGAAAGACATGAAAGGAAAAAAAGGCATGGTGATGGTAATTGCCATTGGTGCTAAACCAAAGAAAGTCGGCGTTAAAAAGAAAAAGGACTAAATGATTGGTCAACGGAGAGGTCAATATGTGGGGGAGTGCATTTGTCGGGGATGAGTATGATTTCCCCGTTTTAGGAAACGATGAGTTTTCTAATTTACTTGTTAAAAGTATATCACAGCATCCACAATTTCAATATGATAATTTACCTATTGAACCAGTAAGTTCATCTTTAGTTGTTAAAGAGGAATTAAAATCATATTCATTTGCTAAGAATGGAGATGGTTGGCTCGAATCCACATGGGGGAAGAGTGCTGACCAAATCATACGTGAATGTCGTAAAGCCCGTAGAAATGATAAAACCAATAGAGACATGTATGATTCTATGATTAAAGACGTTAGAACATTAAAGTCAATGGAAGTGGAAGCCACTATTACCAATTTGTCTTGGTCTGATGGTCTTTCTGATGTTATCAAAAATATGGGTATAAACGATAAAGCGTTAAAATCACTACGAAAGTTTGGAGAATCACGTTCTGTTAGTTTACAAAAAGCCTGTCAATTATTTTTGAAAGCAAATACTGTATTGAATATGCTCAATGAGAAAGTTGACTGGTCTGTTGATGACCAATTAGAATGGGTCAATGCAAATCAATTACAAAAAGACGCAAGAAAAATGTGGAGAAATGTATTGAAGCAAGCAGAAAAATTACCTGTTAATGATGTAAAGGCATTAGAATTTGCATCTGATGTATTGGAAAAGGAAGGTCCTTTACAATCTCGTGAACTCGTAAGACGTGGACTCGGTACATTGGAAAAGAATATCACACCACAAAAAATGGCATCTTTACTCAAGACGTATGGCGAAGAGTTTGATATTTACAAAGCCCCGTCGAGAGGGAATTACATTAAAATTGGTACGCATGGGTTAATTATCAAAGACATATGGGGGTACATGGCGGGTTCACTTGATTCGGATGGAAGCATCTTTATTTCCCAACGTGGCGACCCTCGTGTAACCTTTGTTGCAAGTGGAAATATGGGTAAGCAGTTGTGTGAAGATTTACAAAAGGCTGTTGGCTGTGGTCGATTAGTTACTGACCAAACAGTAGCAAAGAATACACAAAAAACAATTCATCGGCTTATATTTGCATCAAAAGACGATATTCGCCATGTACTCAAACATTCTATGCCTCATATGCGTCTAAAAGACTTGCAAGCAAAGGCTATGCTTGCTTATGTAGATGAAAAAGATAAGATGAGAAAGACTGAATTATATCAGTTAGTTACATTTAGTAATTGGAAAGACCATAAAAACAAAGCCGACTCTCTCTTGAACAAGTGGGGCGTTGATGCTGACACTATAGGCGCATTTGCGGAGGGATTGTAATCGCAGAAGAAAATGGAAGAATATCACGATTTTTGTCGGCTTTAGGTCGGCCTTTCAAAAGAAAGGAAAGCCCAACTCCTACTATGCCACTTTGGTCAAGTGGTATTCAAGAACCCGTAATGGCTCAAGGAATTACTATACCTGCTCTTTTTGCTGTAAGTAATGAATCGCTTATTCTTCGTACTGTACTTTCTAAACTACGACAAGAAATGTTTCGTCGTGGTTTTTATTGGGAAAAGCAATTTACCAGAAAATGTACTCAATGTGATGAAGAATATCAAGAAGAAGTTGATACTTGTAAACTATGTGATGGTCAAACAAGAAAACCTGACCCTGATGAACTCACTTATCCAAAGTGGTTACTAAAACAAGAAAACAGCATGGAACAATCATTCTTCCATCTTTTACATGAACTTGAAAGCGATTTAAATATTGTAGATGACGGGTTTCTTGTTTTAGTAAAAGAATATTTTATTGACCCTGAAACAAAAGAAGTTCAATTTTATCGTGTTAAAGAAATGATACGAGGCGACCCTATCTTTATGCGTATTGTTGCTGATAAGCGTGGTGTTCGTGGTGGGCGTTACAAAATTTGTTTAATTCATCGAGAAAATGTCAAAACACATTCTGAAAGCGATAAATGTGAAATTTGTGGAAGTGAAATGCAAGATGTTCATTATGTAAATATGGCTGGAAGTGGTAAGACACAATACTTTGTTGAAGGGGAAGTACTGCACATTTCAAAATATAATCCATCGAAATTGTATGGTCGTTCTCCAGTTAACACAATGTGGAGACAGGCAATGACACTCACAGCAATGGATAACTACATCTATACTGCATATCAAAAGAGAAGAATACCAAAAGGTATTATTTCTGTTACAACAGATAACTTAGAATCAATGAAGTCGTTCTGGAAGGCAACTGATGAAAAGATGGAACGTGACCCTCACTATATTCCTCGTGTTGGTATTGAATCTTCGAGTGGAAGAGGAGGGGTCAATTGGGTCAAATTTATGGACACACTTGAAGAAATGCAGTACATCGCTGTGCGTGATGAAATACGAAACCGCATCGCCGCTTTCTATGGTGTCTCCTCTATCTTCATGATTGATAATGGTAAATCAGGAGGTCTGAATAATGAAGGGCTACAGATTCTTGTTACTAATCGTGCTGTAGAATTTGGTCAAAAAGTATACACAGAAATTCTTTTCCCAAGACTACTAAAGCAAATGAATGTCAATGATTGGAAACTCACGCTTTATCCTAATGAAGAAGAGGATGAAATTACTCGACTACGAAGAGATGAACAAGAACTCAACGTTGCACAAAGAATGGCGCAATTAGGATTTGTACCTGATTTGCTTGATGAGCCAGCAAATCGAGATATTCGTTTCACATATTCTAAACCACCACCAGCACCAGCACCACCACCCGGTGGAGGACCACCCGGCGGTGGAGGTATGCCTCCTATGATGCCACCCGGTGGAATGCCACCCGGTGGAATGCCACCACAGATGATGGGAAGAGGCGGAATGCCAATGCCACCACAGATGGGTGGAGGAATGCCAGCATCAAGACAAGTTCCACCCGGAATGGGAATGCCTATGCAACCCGGAAGTGAAGGAATGGGAATGAGAAATCGTGGTCCCGTAGCACCTCAAAGAAGAGGAACAATGGGAAGTGGTTCACCACTTTCAAGTGTTCAACAAAGAGGACCTGAACCAACTCCTATGCAAAACGTTTCTAATGCATTATTAGACGCTCGTAGACCAAGAGGCCGCTAAAACTCTTTAAACAAGTAGTATATGACATAGACAAGAGGGATTCGTATGGACCTACTAAAAATGCACCCAATGGCAAGAAAAATGGAACAAGCGCAAAAAGCATTTGCAACTGCGTTAGAAGAAGGCGATGGTAATCTCGCCAAGCAACATTTAACAGAAGTACAGAAACTAAGCGATTTCCTTTTGGAAGATTTGCAATCGGAAATTTTCAAGGCTGAAAACCTTGCACGTACACCCGGTGCAAAAGACCTCTTTGTTGGTGGAGTAGCACCTTACACATTCCAAAAAGATGAAGGTCGAACTGAATTGACAGGACATCGACTAAGCGGAACTGTATCGGCAGGAAAGCAACGTAAAGGATTTAATCCATCAAGAGGAACACTTGGTCGTAGGGTGTGATTCTTTGTCTGACGCAGGGCAACTCATGAATGTTCTCATCACAAAGATGGAGAACATGGATAATGACTTGTCTCTTCTAAAAGCAGAAAACGCAAGACTAAAGGCTACACTACAAAATCCAAAAAATCTTCTTCGTAAAATGGGTCTTGTATCTATTTCAACTCCATTAGCGGCAGATGTAATAACTGACCCGCTACGTGCAGATATGGAAAATGATGCACTACTTATGAAGGGTGATATGTCATCTTCCATACCACAAACAAATGAAGAATTTCACAACATGTCATGGGAAGAAATACATGACATGGCAAAAACCGCAAAAGATACGGAGATGAATTAATGAAGCCAAGATTTGATGAAGCACCAGTTCTCGTGAAAGCGTTAGAATTAGAACGACGTTTAAACGATTTAGCAATTCACAAAGCAAAATGTGATTGTCCCGAAGGAAAATGCGATTGTGAAGATTGTCCAAAGTGTGGTTCTAAGATGAACAAGATGGGTTGCATGAAGATGGGCTGTGGCGGAAAAATGGCAAAGGCTGAACCCGGTTTCAAGGCTGAAAAAATTTCAGACATTAATCCTCACATGGTAACAGAAACAGGTGGACAAACTCGTACAGCATACTACACCACTAATGGTAAAACCATTGAATCAGAAGATGCTAAGAAAAAGCCTAAGAAGAAAGACGCTACAAGTTTAGAAACTTTAAGCAGTAAACTTAACCCTCATTCTGGAACTGGTGTAGAAAGAGAAGATACTGCGGGTGAAAAGGGACTGTGATTCTATGTCTAATGTGCGTGTAGTTAAAGCGAATGACCACGCATCATTGAGAGAGCATAGTGAACGTGTTGCACCTCTATTGTGTCGAACTTGTGGCGGTTCATCTGAATCAGGATGTAAACTCCCTATGGCGCAAGGAATGGATATACACGCCTGTCCTAAATTTACACCGCTATGAAAGGCGGTGTTAAAATGTCATATACTCAATTAGACCACGCTACATACGATTTGTTAAAATCGTTAGACGATGGTTTAGACCTTGAACGAAATGCGGCTGAATACATCATCGCATGGAACTCTATGGAAAAATCCCCCCGTGAACCCATTCTTGGTTCTCTTCTTGTATTAGCAGAAGATGTTATTGCGAAGAAAGAAAAAGAAGAATTGCCTGAATTTGAATATGACAAGGGCGACGATACTGGTGAAGGGCTTCTGCACAATATAGAAGATACTCAAGATGATTTAACAAATCACATATGGCTCGATGGGTTACAAGGCGGAAAGAATCTATCTGACCATTTTTCTACATGGCCTGTGTATCGACCCAATCCAGCAAATCACCCATATAGAGAACATCATTTTCCATTCCATCCAGCAAATCACCCTGCACTAAGACTTCATGCTACAACAGGAAAACCTCATTGGGTTGAAATGCTAAGAGCACACGTTTTTGGCGGATATATGGATGAAGAAGCAAAGATGGAAAAAGAATACATAAAGCATCTTAAGGATAATAAACACCCTTTAGCGTTTGGATTTAAACCTCAAGGTTCAAAGTCAAAGAGTATGAATTTATTAGGCACTCCAGAAGTATTTGGTACGATTGGTACACACCAGAAAGATTTCTACGAACGAGATTATCATAGATGGAAGAAATCAAATGAAGCATCTAACATAAAGGACAGTCTTGTAGAAGAAGGAAGAAGTTCGCAAGACATACAAAAAATACTTCGTGAGGCACATTTTGACCAAAAGGCAAATGAGTGGCTTACAGAAGATAGTGTTTTGGACGATGATTACAATGTCCATCCAACACCGTTAGGTCATCATGGTTTTAAATTAGGTTTAGAATGGTTTTCACCAGAAGAAAGAACTGCCATACGACAACAGATAGATGAACACGGTTTAGACAATGTGAGCACTATTGAATTACCAAGTGGGCAAAAAATTCCTTCTTCTCGTTTTACATACAATGCTCTTATGCGTAAAACTCCTGAAATGAATTGGGCTGTACGTAGTCCGAGAATGATGGGAAGAAATTCTCATCTTCGATTAGAAGATAACGATACTGATTACGAATTAGGTGAAGGTGGTCGATTCCTACAAAGTGCGTTAGGAAATGCTGTACACTTACCATATGAAGGAAAAGAGGAGTCTATCGCTGATTTTATTTTGGAAGAAATAAACAATCTGTATGCAGATGATATGAAAAATGCTGGTAAAGGGTATAAAAGAAAGTTGAAGTATTTACCAAGACTAAATTTACACAAAAACGATTCTCCAGAAGATTTGACTTGGGAAGGTCTAAAAGATGCTGAAAAAAGTCAATTTGGAAAACGAACTCAAAAAATAGACCATTCAAGAATACCAATTGAAGATATACTTTTCTTAGCAGGATTTGACCCTAAAACAAGAGAACCTATTCAAAATCATGAATTACATGGGTCAATGGAAGGACCTATTGTTCCTTTAGAATGGATAGAAAATATGGAAAAACAGGCTTCGGGGCATATGAATTTACAACAACAAGAAAAAGATATTCGTAATCATTTATCATTCTTAAAAGCGGCACATGGTCCTCATCCATCGGAAGATAAACCCTCATATTGGCGTACAAGTGAAGATGGGGATTATACCTACGGACCCGGAAACTTTTGGAATAAATTGTATCAGGGTACTGGTGGTGCAGGTATGTCTTTATCTACATATAATGAAATTCTACATGCATTAACTGCTAACGAAGATGGTAATTCTTTACTTGGTGAAGTACATGAATCAGGTACTATGGGGGAAAAGAAAACGATAGTACCTAATCAAAACAATTTATCACTTGCTGCACATTTTATGCCTGAACGTTCTCAAGAACATGGGCATTTTGATGCAAACACGAAAAAATATGTTCACCATAATGCACCTAAACTTATTCAAAACATACTTTCACCTGTAAATGTTTCAAGACCAATACCAAGTGGAACATCACATAGTGGATTTAAAGAAGGGGCTACGACTAAAAATAATTTTTCTGAACATAAATCATCTCTTTCACCACAGTATGAGTATATGATACGCCATATGACAGATAAAGAGAGACAAATATTTGGTTCACATCTAAAACCGTTTGACAATACATTAACAAGAAATCCGTTCTTACATCACGCTACTTATCGTGGTTATGTACCATACAGTAGTGATAAACAAATATATGATAACGCCGCAGATACTCACAAAAGAATAATGAGATTTGGTTACCAAAACCATTTGAATACACCAAGTGAAAAGTCTGTTACATCGTTTAATGATTTACTAAGAGGTGAAGGAGAGGTTAGCGGAGGAGAAACACCAGAAGATATGTTTTCTTTTTTGAATTGGGGAGTATCAAAACCTTCATACAATAAAGTAAAAGATTATTTGAACACAAGTAAACGAGCATTTGGACTTCGTTTACTTACGAACATAACAAAGGTTATTGGTTCTCAAAAACCAAGAGACATTTTAGAATATTTACAAGCAGAAGATTTTACAGATTTACGTGAAAAAATGGGCTTCGATGCTGTACATGATACAACTCCTATAGGAGATATTGTTGGAGGATTATTAGATGATATTCATCTTGATATTAAAGAACGACCTCAAACATACAAGCATAAAAAACCAACAATGGAAGATGCAGTTCGTACAGCAATAAGTTTTGGTGGTGCATTACCTGCTATTGATAAAGAGCAAAAATTACAAGATGAATCTGATGATTTACTTCAACAACTTAATGAAGCAGACGAAATAGATAAACCGTTGATAAGAGAAAAACTAACAGATGTAACTTCAAAACTTACTGCAATGCAACAAAAAGCAATAGAAGGCGTACAAGGAAAGGGAACGACTCATTGGAAAATAGATTCCAAGAGAGAAGAAGAGTTGGCAAAAGCGCACAGAATTTTAGTTGCTAAAGTAGCACCAATGATAAAGGAAAAAATGGAAGAAGCAGACCCAACTGCATTTGACCCGAATGACCCACAGAAATTTATTGATAACAATGCAAGGATGTTTCGTGATGCTCAACGATATATTTCCAACGTTTCTCATTCTGTACACGGTTTAACAACGACAGGGTATGGGGTTGACTTTACAGATGTAGAAACAAAATCTGCTGAAAATAAAGGCTTTCATCAAAACGTTGCTTCTCATCTACAAGAACATGGTTTTCCAATTACAGGTAACATGAGTGTAGACGAAGTTCTTGAAGCGTTAGCAATAGAAAAAACACCACAGTCGAAAGAACATGCAAGAGAACTTATTGAGCGTTCTAACACTTTGAATCAACCATTACACGCAAGTACTGTTAATCAACTCATTTCTCATGGGGGTATTACAGACGTACATGGAACAGACATTTCTCATATGCATGATGAATCGTTAGGAGAGAAAGAAGGAAGTGAACTCAATCCTGAACAAAAGTTTGCAGTAATGGTACAAACATTAGGCTATCACGATGCAGTACAAGAATTGCATAAAGAAATAAATTCAGATAAAGAATACAAAAAAGCACAGTATATCCATGCACTTCCTCGTAGATTTAAGCAACTTATGAACTCAAACACTCAATTTGGTTCCGCTATTGATGCTAATGGATTGGAATACATCAATAACGATGTATACGATGCACAAGGGAAGAAAAAAGGTTCTGCTGGAAAAGGACGACCACAGATTACTGCTGAAACAAGAAATAATCTTGATTCTATTATTCATTACAATCCTTCCGTACAACAAGAAGAAAGACCAGAAGAACCTACTACTTCAATAGTTACAAGAGCAGGAATGACACAAATTCCTGTTGGTTCTTCTAATCCTAACAACGGAAGTATTGTAGATACTTTTGATGCTGGCGCACACCATAGTGGTTGGTTAGCAAGTCCTTCTGCTGGTTGTGAGTTTACAGCCGATGGTCAAATTATGGCAGGTCAATATGTAGAACAAGGATTGTATCACTCGGTTCCACACGAACTTACAGATATGGTTCATGGAAAAGAACTACGTGAACAAGTATGGAATAACGCACCACCCGCACAAGAATCTCGACTTCCTACAAGTGGTATTGACCCTACAACATTCATTGCTATGAATGAGGACCCAAGTAAATTAGCATTGAGTGAAATGAGTGATTACATAGAAGGGTTACTCAATCCTGATATTTTACTCATGAAAGAAGATAAACCTGAATGGAATCCTCTAATACGCCCTATGCACCGTATTTTTGAACTAAGTGATTTAGAACACCTACGTGGATTTAGTGGTTCGTGGGTCGTATCAAAATGGTACGATGGAAAGCGTGTTATGATAATTAAAAATGGTGAAGAGATTACTGCTCTCAATGAATCAGGTAAAAAAGTAGGTCTGAAAAAGGCTCATAGAGAAGCATTACAAAAAGTCAACGACAATAATTTTGCAATAGATACCATTCTTGGCGATGTAGATTTGAACGTTATAGATATACTAAATTACGATAACAATGATATTACAGATATGCAAGTCTTTGAACGAATCAAAGTCATACGTTCTCAATTTGAAAGTCATGAGAATGTCATTGTTCCGGGTCCTCACGATACAAAGGTAACAGATAGTGAAGGACTCAAAGAAAGTGTAGAACGAATGCAAAAAGAACATGAGAATATTTTGCTAAGAGATTCTAAGTCCACATATATGCGTGGAGAATTTAGACACCCTAAGTGGGTATTGTATAGACCAACTCGTGATTACAATTTCATTGTTCTTGATAGAAGAGGTAATGGTCCTTACACATATCAATTAGGTGCGGGTCCTCTTATTGACGATGGTGGATTGGCTAATCGAGCGATTGAACACAAAGGTGAGTACTACATGGATGTAGGTACAGCACGTAATCAAGATAAAGCGTACAAAGTCGGAGATGTAGTGCGAGTATCAGTAAGTGGAGTTACAAAGAAAACTCGTGGGCAAAGAAATGTTTTCACCGTACAAGTAAAGCAAATAGAAGGCGTAGGTGAAGGTGAAGGACCTGCAAGTGCAGAATCATTAGACTTGTTGACAAAATCGTATGCCGCTATCAATATTCCACATAATGTAGAATATGATGAAGAAGGATTCCGTGTTGTACTCAAAGATATTGATACTGTAACATACCAAGTAGATGAAGTAGGAAATATGTGGTATCTTCATTCCCCTCAAGGTAATATGGATTTACTATTCAAAAATCAGTATGCAGTAACATTAGCGGAGAGCCTTCAACCATTTTGGGGTTCTGTAGCACCTCTTATGTTATCAGGAGTATTGAAAACAGAAGAAGAATTTAGTTCTCCGCCTAAAAAACATACACCAAAAGAAATCGAAGAAGGTTCTGTTGGTATCTTAGAAGAAGATGATGAAAATAGATTACTTAAACCAGAAGATAAGAAAAAAGCGATTGAAGTTATTCTAAGGACACTTGATACACTCACAAAAGAAAAATTGACATGGACTGGACCGAGAGGTTTGGGAATTGATGTAGGTACACCTACAGAATCACCAAGTGGACCCACAAAAATCACAGAAGAAGAAAATCTTCCAGATTTCGATGGAAGAACTGATGAAGAAAGAGATAAAGATGACAAAAAACCAAAGCACATAAAGCCTGTTGATGTTTCAACAGAAGAAGGTGAAAATCTCCATTTAGACTATGAAAACGATACCCCAGTACTTTCAAAGGTATAATAGGGGTCTATATACCATGACGAGGAATTGTTGATTCAATGCTCGCTCTCAAGCAACCAGAACAGGGTCTTTCACTCCTCAAGAGTGGAAGTGACCTCGTTGTTGCTGGATATGCATCAGTTGAGTTGGTCGATAAACAAGGCGACCTTATCACTCGTGGTGCTCTTAAGAGTGCATTTGACGGTTTCATGAAGAGTGATAAGTACCGCAATGTACAACTTGCTCATTCAAACATCCAAGTCGGTGAAGTCTTGGATTCTTATGTAGACAACAATGGAAGAATGTGGAAGTCCGAATGCGACGACACAGGAATGTTTGTTGTCGTTCAACTCCGCAATGATATTGAGAAGGCTCGTGAAGTAGCCGCTGAAATCCGCAAGGGTAACCTTCGTGGATTCTCCATTGGAGGACAAGCATTCAAGAGGGTGCGAAAGTCTGATAGTGTAAAAGGCGATTACCAAGAGATTTCAAAGATGGAATTGCATGAGATTACTATTTGTGAAAAAGGTATTAACCCTGAAGCACAATTTAGTATTTTAAAGGAGGACAACAATATGACTGATTTGAATACAGTAATGGAAAGACTTGAAGCACGACTTGATGCAATGGAAAAGGGTGAGATTCCTCCTCAACTCCGTGAGAGCATTAAGGATAAAAAAGACGACGAACCAAAGGAAGAAGCATCTTCCGACAAAGGTGATGACGATATGAAAGAAGAAAAGAAAGAAGGTAACCCATTTGCAAAGGGCGACGAGTTCAGCGATGTTATCTCATCTGAATACCTTAGTTGGATGGAAGATACTCTCAAATCCGCTGGTGTAGATACAAATCAAGCACGAGCACACTTTGATGACTTGCAAAAGCAACAAATGGGTGGATTCGACAATCCTGACTCCGTTGACGGTGCTGACTACTTCGGTGGTCAAGTTCGTGGACGAGGACAAGAAGGTGGCAACCCATCAACTGGTGCTATCTCCGCACTCACAGCAGGTGGCGGAAAGCAACCTGCTGGTGCTCAGGGACCTGCTAAGGTTGCAAAGGGAGATTACCTTTCAGCCTCTACAGTTTCACAATCCGACATCGAAGCCGCTTACGAAGTTTACAAAGCGGCGGCATTGGAACAACAATTCCGTGGTAACCTTGAATCCGAGTTCTCATCCCGTCTTTCTAAAGAGATGGAGATTGCTAAGAACGAAGAAGCACGAGCACACTTTGACGCTCGTGAGCCACTATCGGAAGTACTCAAGTCTATTGAGTCTCTTTCCGAGCGAATTGACAACCTCTCAACCGAGAGCGTTTCAATCCAAAAGTCGGCTTCTTCACCAAACATTGAAATTCCCTCCACCCAAGATTTGGGTAACATGACTTGGGACGAGGTACACAACCTCGCTGACAAGGCAATTAGGGGAAGCAACTAATCTAAGGAGATGATGAACAATGGCAAGAGATTACATACGAAGCATTACTGACATGGAACGCTACTACTACGGTGCTGGCAACGCAATGGGTTACTCCTACTCCGGTAGCGAGTTGCTCAAGGCTGACGCACCTATGCTTTCCACAACAGCGGGAACATACCAAGCGATTTATGGTCGCAAAGTTTGGTCCCAACTAAACCAAGAATTTAACGCATTCTCAATTCTACCAAAGCGTCCGTGGGAACGAAGTGGATGGCGAGTCATCACAGAACGTCCTTCCTTTACTGTTGGCGGCGGTGTTGCAGAGAACGCAACACTTCCTGACACAACCAAGCCGACCTTCCAGCACATTGCGGCCAAGCCTAAGACTGTGGTTCACACATTCGACATGAGCGAAACTGCAATGTTCCTTGCTGACAAGGACGATGGACTTGGCGACATCCGTTCTATCCTAAAGGAAGAAATGGGTAAGCACCACGCAGAACACATCAACAAGATGATGACCGCAGACAAGGCTACACTCGCAGGTAACGACTTTGAATCACTTGACCGTATTACGGTTGGTTCAAACGAAACTGGAACTGACATTGACATGTACAGCATTGACCGAAGTGCAAACTCTTGGTCTTACTCAGAAGTCAATCAAAACGGTGGAACAGACCGTGTTCTGTCCCTCGACCATCTTGATGACCTCTTCCAGAAGTGCTGGACTCGTGGTGGTAACCCGAAGGTTATCCTTACAGGATATGACACACTTATGCGTCTACAACAACTTCTACAATCCCAACAACGTTTCCTTGAAGAGAAGCGTGTCACCCCAACCTACAACGGTGTAAAGGGTGTACCGGGTATTGAAGCAGGTTTCATTGTTGCAACATACAACGGTGTTCCAATCATTCCATCAAAAGACGTACAAACCGATACTCTAAGTCGTATGTACTTCCTTGATACTGATTACCTGTACTTTAGCACAGCAATTCCAACGCAATACTTTGAGAGTGGTATCGAAACTGGTGACCCATTCGCTATTAACCGTCTTGGACAAGAGGGTATGTACCGAACTATGGGAGAACTATGGACTACTTTCTACGGAGGTCACGGTTCAGTCCGAGACTTGAAGTGAGGCTAATGGAAAAAACATATGGAGATGATTTATTATGACAACAGAAACAAAGACACAAAAAGGATTGACAATTTCTTTCGATGACGGTGATTTCACAAGCGGTACAGTCTCGGTTCTCTTGGACCTTGACTTGCGTACAGGAACACCAGTCGATGAAACTGCTTGGTTAGACGGTAATGCTGGTGGTTCATACCCCGGTTCTCTTACTGGTTTTACCGCACAAAATTCCGATGGAAAAGCGGCAGGAAGTATGCGATTGGTACAAATTGCATTCACACTTGCTGATGCGGCTGAACAAGTATTAGTTCTTACAGCAGGGGCTTCAAAAATTATTGGAGTACTTGGTACTTCTTTCGCAGTAGCCGACAAGACCCTATCTGCAACCTTCACTAACACTGGTGCGGCTCCAGCCGCTAAGACTGGCGCACTTCTTCCAGCAATCGTCCTTCACGGAGAGGCGGCTGGTGCAGGAACAGTAACGGCGGTTTTGCTCAATTGAGGGTGATTAAGTGCCTCACGTAACCTACACAGGTCCCTTCTACGAACGAAGGCGAAGAGATTCAAATGCTTCGTGGATTCGTGGAAAAATGGAAGAGGTTACTCAAGAGTGGCTTAACGAGTGGAAACACACTTTACCTGAAACTCACTTCCTTATCGAAGGAGATGAAGGAGTTACAGTCGATGGTGGAAATGATGGATTACCAGACAGCGGATGGAGTCGAAAAGACATACTTACATGGCTTGACGAGCAAAACGTTGATTTACCTAATGGTTACATCACTAAAACAAAGGCACTCACTCTTGTAGACGAGCACTTGAACCCAACAGAAAATGGAGATGAAGAATAATGGCAGTAACAATAGACCCAAGACCAACAGTATTTGGCGACAGAATGATTGTAACAGGTACTTACGCCGCTGGCGATAACGCAATTGACCTAACTGGAATGCTTGCAAGTATAGACTTTGCAGGTGCAAATTCAAGCGGTGCTATTGCGGCACGACCTATCACAGACACAGGAGGTACGGCTAACCTTCAAAATGTCGTATTTGGTGTAGATGTTCGTATAGATGGTACAACCGTCCGTTTGGCGGCTGGATTGGCTGATGGAACAATCGGTGATACAGCACCCGCACAGGCTGGAACTTTTATTGCAATAGGTCGCCGTTCTTGAGGTGGCTTAAATGGCAGTACTAAGTGGCTATGGCTCACGAGTAATCGGTCCCTACAGTCCTAAAATGATGTCTGACGGTACGGCAACTGCGCTTATCCAAACAGATATTCGTGCCACAGGTGGTACGGGTGCTCTTGGAGTAGCGGCGGGAAGTACAACTGCACTCATTAGCATAGAACCGTTTACATCGCTTGGTAACCATTATTTCCTACTTACCTACACAGTTTGAGGTGAGTAAGTATGGGATTCGATGTTAGAAGCCTTGACTTATCCGACATAGTAAGGTCGAGTAAGCAGGGTGTACACGTAGACAAAAGTGGCCTCGCAGACCAAAAGGAACACCCGTTAGCGGGTGTAACAAGAGAGCAACGTAATCGAAACCGTGATATTGGTGATGTCCTCAATATCGGTTCAGGAACACGTTGTACACATTGTGGATTCCTCCATTTCCTATGGAGAGCAACTTGTGCAACTTGCGACAAACCTATGGAATACAACTTAGGACATCGAGATGAAGCAAACCGAGCGTGATTTAATGGTGAAAGTATTAGTTAAAGCAATGAAACCTCATAGGCAAAGAGTTCTTGCAGATGGTAACGAAATGAAACTACAGCAATTTGCTAATCGTAAAGTTGCTGAACAGATGCGAGCCGCAGGTCAAGACCCAACTGGTGAAGGATTTCAATCGGCTCGTGATACAATGATGCGTGATGCTGTAGCCAATCCTGAAAAGCACAGTATCAAATTCATGGGCGAAAGAGTACCCTTTGAGGGGCAAAACCTTGAACAAATGCTTAGTGAGCCTGATGTAGCAGGTGAGCAAGCGGCTATTGATGCTGAATTTGGTGATGTACATCCAAAATTGGATGATGGTGACCCTAAAGTACAACAATGGCAATCATCAAAAGACCCATCTGAATCTCCTCCTCAAACTGCACAAGACAAACTCATGTCTGAAATCATGGACGAGACAGGCAATCTAAAGCCTGACAACAAATTCATGGATGATGGAGAAGATGAAGATGATATGCCTCCACCAGAAGAAGAGGACGACAGACCAAAGAGTGAAGATGAACTTCTTGAAAGAATCATGGCACAAAAAGCGGTATCACACATTCGTGGATTCCGTGATGCTTGGAGTGTATTGAAAAATGAGCAAGAACCTGAATTTTGCGATAATTGCAACGACCCATACCGATGCTCATGTCCTTCTAAGCGTGAAATGAATGAGCGTATAATTCAAGAAAATGGGCGATTTGTCGGAGAACGGGGTACTTTACCAGTTAGATGAGGGAGGGTAATGTATGCCAGTAGTATTTTCACCCGGCGAGCCTGAAACAAGGCCACTCGACCCTACTGCTACTGTGTACACAACCGCCCAAAAAGTCGCTGATTTACTTGACATAAGCCCCACCGATGCGGTGTTAATGTCTGCCGATGGTGATGCCAACGCTGTGTACATCACAGGGACAGACCTACGCAATCATGGTTTTTCTGTTGGTGATAAAGTAAGAATTTACAGCGATGCTGACCCATTTGGAAAAGAAGATTTAGAAATATCAGCCATAGGTGCAAGTACAGGCGGAGATACTGCTGGTACTGGGCATGTCAAAATTACGTTTACAACCTCACCTATTACAGCATCAGAATATCAAGTAGCAGATAATGGCTACATTCAGAATCAAGCGTCGTTTACGAACGGCAAAACTCGTGGTGTAACGAAAGACAAAGTAGACCACGTTATACAAAGAATGCAAGACCGCATTGACAACATTACTCACAACGCATGGCGACCATATCTCGTTAGTGCAGAATACATTAACTTCGATACTTACAAGCCATACCGACGACGGTACTATACTGACTATGTAGGTACTGCACCTCTCTTGTTCCGTAACGTACAACAAATTCTACGTATTGAATTATGGCAAGGTGATGACTATCGAGAAATCGGTGCGGCGGAAGTAAGAATAAAAATTCCAGAAGATGTAAATGCAATTACAGGTTCAATCTATATGTCTCCCGGTAATGGTACTGCAAGTGTAGTTACACTTGCACCCGGTACAGGTACTAATCAATGGAGAGCCGATTTCGATTCTACAACAACTGCACAAAACTTGGCTGACTTGTTTAACAAGGAGGACCGTGTAAGTAAGACCGCAGTAGATTTCAGTCCTGCGTTTACATTAGAAGGTTCAACATCTAATGTAGCAGTACATAACGAATTTTTAGCATCAGCAAACTCCGATTTAGGTACTGGTACGGTGAAAGTAACTTCTATGAGAGGCGTGAAGGCTGGAGAATCTTGTAGTATCGTAACAACGGATTCAAATATTCAACTCGACCAAACAACTTCTGCTTCTACTACGTTCTCAAGTCTTGACTCTACAACAGTCAATGTTGCCTCTACTACAGACTTTGTACACGCTGGTGTTGCAGTAGATGCAAGCGGTGATGTATTCCGATATACAGGAAAGACCGCTACATCCTTTACAGGATGCGTTGCTGTAACAGGGAGTTTGGGTGCTATTACAGGTGCTATCACACAAAACTCTCTACTTGTAGACCTACAAGGTGGTTCAAGTAGCGGCGACGTAGGACGACTACGAGACTGGTGGCTCGACCCGGAAATGGGTATCATTTACTTCAACAACTCCTATCCGTTCTTTGAATGGAATGCAATTAAGGTGGCTTATATTTACGGTGAACGTTACTTAGAAAAGGCGATAGAAGATATATGCACCAAGATGGTTGCTATTGAATTACTCATGGCTGATGACCGTTCAGTACTCATTCCAGAAGGAACGCAAAACATAGACTTGACCAGTAAAATTCAACTTTACCAGTCTGAAATAGACAGAACGTTGCCTAAGTACATCGAATTGGTGGTGTTCTCCTAATGCGTATGAGTGATGATATAAGTTTTAGAAAAACTGGAAGAGAATATCATAACATTACAAATGAAATGTTAATCAATGATATTACTTTTCAAAAGGAAACTAAAGAAATAGCGTTGAATACTCCGCCCGATTTAAGAGATAAAATGGAAAGTATTGAAGCAGGGGCTATGGGATTTAGAATTAAAGATGGTGTGTTAGTAAATATAGCAAATGAACCTCTTAACGCCATAGAAGAAAGGCAACTTAAAGAAGCAACAGACAAGAGAATGTTTGAAGTAAGCCCTTTTTTACGAGAACAGGGATTACGATATGTAAATGGAAAAATAGAATTAAAATCATTTGATGAAACAGTAAAGGATGCTAAGACTCGAACTACTGTTAAGAATGACGGTGCAGGTGCATACAGAAGCATGGAACTGGTGGACTGATACTATGGTTGCAACATGGACAGAAGGACTTGATGCTCTTATCAGTATTTTCAAAACTGATTGGAATCGAGGCAACACGGGTAATTACAGACCAGTAGTTCTCGACATTACAGATACGGGTCCTGAGCATGGAAAGCGTCTTGACTTGCAAAAGCATGATTTCGTGCTATGTTACGAAACGGCGCACAACGAAGAAGCACCAGAATTATTCTATGATTTCGTTACGACACGCATAAATATAACCGTAGACGTAAGAACTGTTAAAGGGAGGAAGCATCTGCAATTACTTGAGAACGAGATTCGTAGACTGGTTCACTCAAAAAGAAAGGGGGATGGGACAAACTTTGACAGACTTGTTTTCAAAACTCGAACTGACTTATCTGACCGCAGTAAAATCCTTTTCCGAATGACATTTCAAATAGAAGTCGTAATATTAGCAGAATTAATACCATAGGTGAAGAAGAATGCCATCAACAGTATACAAGGGAGATGTTTCAGAAGTAGCGTTTGCGCCTGAAACGGGTTTAGACATAATAGATAACGTTGATTGCCAATTTGCACTCACGAATGCTAACGGTGTAACTACAATTCGATTTAGCGCAGAAGCAAATACTACTTTATTTGAAGAAAATACAAGTAAACTAAAATATCCTAAAAACGCTCTTGTTGGTTCTCAACTCACATTCAAAGGTATAGATGATGGAAAAATATTTACCATTATTGAAAACGATGGGCAAACAATAAAAATTAGTCCCGCTGTATCAAGTACAATTGTTACTTCTAATGATGTACTTTCAATTCTACCTTACAAGACACCACCAATGGACACCGCTGGACATACTGAAAGAAACGAGACATTCACAGTAGGAAGTGGTTCTTTTGATGACGACCCTACAATTACACATGCTTCTTCTACTGCAATTGCAGTAGGAATGATAGTTACAGCAACCGGAGGTTCTGGAAGCGGGGCAATACCTACTGGTGCATATGTTGCATCGGTAACAGACGCAACACATTTTGAATTATCAGTTTCTACTACGGGTGGTGCAAAATCTAGTGCTACTCTTACATTCACAAAATCGGATGGTGCTACAAGCACACCTTCTGAATCACTTCTTATTGACCAATTTTTGGGTATTGCGAATGCAATTGTACTCCCTGAAACAAAAGTCGATTTGAAGCGTTACCACGTAGTAGGACTTGGCCGTGATACATCTGTACAAGTTCCCGGTAAATTCACTACAGAAGGGGGTTCATTTGAAGTCAACCTCCATTCAGCACGATGGCTAAAATACTGTTTGGGTAATGAATTAGTAGGAACTATTGGTACATCAGGTACAGCAACAACACTATCAGCAAAGGCTCATGCTGGTCAATCGCTTGTTAATCTTGCCGCTACTGCAAATGCAGGTGTAGGAAGGTATCTTTTATTCAAAGACACAAATAATCCAGTAGACCATGCTTCCGCTGGTGATGGAAGCCCAACCGTAGACATCGTTTCAGACCATGCGGCTACACAAGGTGAATGGGATGGCACAATAGACGATAGAGACTTTGACCAAGCAAACGGGTATGAAATTCGACGTATCATTGGTGTAGCGCAAACGGCTAACACGTATGTATATCTTGACCAACCACTTACATTTTCACATGAAAGTGGTTCTGATGTACAGATTTTTGAATACGACAATAGTGCATTAGCAAGCACGAATGCCCCTGCAATAGCATCAAATGGTACAATTACTAATCCTATCACTCACTTGATTTACAGTCGAAGTATTTTGCCTTCATTTAGTATTGAAGTTTCACAACGAAGAAGTGATGTAGACAGCAGTACTATAGTAGACGGTTCAATAGCAGATACAAAAGACCTCACACGTATCTTTAGAGGGTGTAAAGTATCTGATTTCACACTAACAACCGATAACGATGCGGCACTACGACTGTCTGTAAACTTTAATGCGGCTCTATGTTTTACTGATACAGGTCGATTAGAAACCGCTAACACAAGTACAAGTCGATATAACCCTCATCGAATGTTTGATGATACAGCGAATACCGCTATTAACCGATTGAAATCAGGTATTGGTATTGGCACACAAAAACCATTTATGTTTTACAATGGACAAATCAAAGTTGCTGGTCAAACTGTGGCTCAAGTGCATAACTTTTCATTGACTGGTCAAACTGGAGTACAAGCATTCCATACGATTAACAACACAAGTATTGCAACAGGTTCAGCCGATTCTCAAGTTCCATTCGCTGGTTCCCGCAACGCTTCTATTATGGTTGAGGGACAGACCTCGTATGAAATGACTATGGAAATCGTAGTCGATGACCCAATCTTCTATCATAAGATGCGCTCACAGACTGAATTTAGTGTAAATTCAGAAGGTGCTACAACCAATCAAATCATCATTGAATTTGAAAAGCAAGCAAGAGGCACTACTGCCGCTGACGCTACAGAAAAATTGGTCGTTCTCATAGACGAATACTACATTGTAGAAGCACCAATGCAAATTCCAGAAGATAAAGGTGTAATGAAGAGTACAATGAAGATTATGCCTAAAGCAATTAAGGTTCTATCCCGTGATACAATTCTAAAATATTGAGGTGAAAATATGTATACATCAACAAATCAATTTCGTCGTCTTGGTATTCAAGGATATGCTGAATGGGCTTGTATGCAGAACAATGTTCCATTCGATGAAAGTGTTGTATTTACTGATATTGTTTCAGTCCACAATTGGATTATGCGACAACTAAATCCTACTTTAGAAGTAAAAGTAGAAGAAGAAGTACAGTCTGAACCTGTTCCTGTTCCTGTGGATGCCAATCCTTTCCCTACAGACCTACAACAATACGATTCTCTAACCGTTGCTGAACTACGTGAACTTTGTAAAGAGCGTGGATTACCAGTATACGGCACAAAAGCCGAGATTGTTTTGCGATTAAAGCAAAATGATGAAGGTATTATTCCCGAAGAGGAACCTGAAAGCCCTACTGATGAAGTAGCCCTTGAAGGTGAATCGGAAGCCCCTACTGATGAAGTAGCCGCATCCAATGGAGAGGAAACTAATGAAGAAAACATTAACGGAGAACAAGAGCCTACTACTAAGGAACGACAAAGCAACGAAGCATGAAATATCTACTGATAAAAACGACCCTTCACTTTTTATGGAAGTGTGGGTAAGGGATATTTCTTATTTCGATATACAGCAATCCGTTGAAAAACTACTAAACATTACTCAAAGCGGTGGAGTGAAATTCAATCTCCAAGCCTACTGGCAATACGCTTTCTCACATTGGATAGAAAAAACAAATCCTGAACTAACCGTAAGCGAACTGCTTAATTTAAACGGTTATGTTGGCGACCAAATTTCAAAGGTTTTACCAAAACCAAATGAAATTTTGGAGGATATAACTGGAAATTTTACCAACGAGACAGAATAATTGTCTCGAATTATCTTGAACGAAAAAACAAAGACCCAATTCAAAATTACGAATTACAAATACAAGAATGGGCTTACATAATATCTCAACATTACAACATATCATTAGGTGAAGTATATGAACTGCCAAAAAGTATCTTCAAACAGTCCTTAGTATGGGCTAACATAGCAGAAGAACAGAAGCGTCAAAGGCAAATAAAACAAGAGGAAGAAAGACGACTCCAACAAAAAGCAGGAACAAGGGAAATTGTACGATTGGATTACGACTTTAATGAACTGGATGAATTACTATGACCGCATTAGCCGCAATCACTTCTATGGCACAATCTGCCAAAGCAATAGGACCTGCTTTTCAAATGGCTGGTCAAATGATGAAACAAGCCATTTCTGACTTATGGACTTGGTTTAAAACGAAATTTATCGACCCTGTAATGAATGGAATATCAGAAATAGGTGATTTTTTTGACAAGATTATGAACCCTATTGAAACTATGAAGGAATCTTTGTTTGGAACGTTTGATAAATCTATTGATAAAGCCGCTGTATTAGAAGAAGCAGTATTAAGTGCATTTAACAAAGAATGGGACCAAATGTTGCATTTAGATGAGCGACCTGAATGGATGGATGAGGCCACTTGGCAAGAATTACAACTACAGTCCTCGCTTATGGCCGACCAAGAATGGGATGGTATGTTAAACCTTCAAGATGGTAAACCTGATTGGATGACAAATGAACTTTGGGACACACTTAAGAAGAAAGGTAAGGATGCCGCACAACAAGAGTGGTATTCATATTTTACTCCCGATAAGGAAAAGCCTGATTGGATGGATGAAGAAACATGGACTAACTTAAAGGAAAAATCAGCAGGTGCGGCAAACCAAGACTGGGACACATTTCTACACCGTACAGGAGAAAAACCTGATTGGATGACTGATGAAACTTGGGAAAACCTGAATACAAAAATAGCCACAGAAGGTGAAAATGGTGTTAAATCAATTGAAAATGCTTGGGATGGGCTGATTACGGACAGCGATGAACCTGATTGGTCAAAAGAAACCTTTTGGCAAGAGGTTTCGGGTCAAATTAAAACAGAAATCGAACTTGCGTTTGAACATATAAAACTAGAAGGACTAAAATTATCACAAGACCTAATTAAAATGTTTACGAAACCATTTTCTATGCTCCAAAAAATGGGGGGTGGTTTTGTTGATACACTTACCGCAGATTTTGCTGGTGATTATAGTGGTCCAAGCGGCGGCGCACCCGGTATGCCATTTAGTCAAGGTGGTATAGCGACAGGGCCAGCAACAGGTTATCCCGCTACTCTACACGGTACAGAAGCGATTGTACCACTATCAGGAGGTCGTAGCATTCCAGTAGAAATGAAAGGCGGGGGCGGTGGCGGTACTGTAAACGTCGTAGTAAATGCCAGTGGTATTACAGACCGTACCGATAAGCGACAATTAGCACGAGAGATTGGTAATATGATTCAGCAAGAAATGTCAAGAAGTATCGGTGGTACGACTATGCGGGGGCGGTATAGTTGAGTACTGGTGCGAGTATGACCCCTGTGCGTTTGGTAAGCCAAAACGGTAAAACATACGCACTAAACTGTACTTCTATATCTATGGACATTGATAGAAAAATTGTAGCAATGCCTATGCCCTTTGCAGACAGTTATCGTATAACTGCTGATTTAAATTTAACCACAAGTGTAATCACTCTTGAAGGATATATTGTAGATAATGATGTGAGTGAAATAGATTTTACAAGAAATGCTTCTAGTTTTATCGACTTTGAAAGATTAGCAGATGGTCGAACATTAACTACTGCAACCGACTTTGCTGAAAATATAGAGGCGTATCTAAATCAAGATGTAGCGAAAAATGTTCAGTTAAATAACCATACTTATTTTCAAAATTTTGGATTCCTTTTAGATGATGGTACGGGAGTACGTAAAAGTATAATGTTTGGTATCATAAGCGCACAATTTGTTGCTCATTCTATTTCAGGATTAGATTATGTATTGAGAGTACATGACGGTACAAGCGCACAAACAAATGCACAAATCGCCGCTAATTTAGTTGCATTACTCAATACATCTGATTTTTCAAAAATAACACCAAGTTCAGAAATAGGGCATAAAGGTGGTGCGGGTACAAAGGTCGTTATGACATACACTAATCCTCCAAGTGTCGGAGATGGAACAGGGGATTATGAAAATAATTTCACTCCCATTTGTACAGGAAAGGCTTGGGTAACTTCTGCTAATACTCCTAAATTATATTCAAGTCCATTTACTGGTGGAATTACTTCAAGTGCAACAAGTACAGGAAAAATGAGTGCTGGTGATATGGTACAGCAACTTACCGCCATAATTGGTAATTCTAACAATGAATGGTGGAGTGTTGGAGATAGTGATTACATAAATGGCTTACAAATTCCATTTGTATCAAAAAGAAATTTAGAAGAGGGAGAAGATTCTACTACACGATATTTTTATTCTCTAACTGGATATGATGTAGAAGATGGAGATGATGTTACTTTTTTAGCAATGTCGGGTACAGGAGATGTTGGAGATGAAGGCACTCTTGAAGGAGAAATATTTGCCGATTATGCAAAACCAGCAGGGACAAAATTTGAAGATAAGAGAAATGGAATAACATTTACAGGTATTAAGGCATTAGTAGACAAGGCGACATTTGTTCAAATGGGTGGAGAACCTAATATCTATTCATTCACTATTCTGATGTTACCAACGAACCAAGTACTATGAGATGATACTATGGTTGCAATTGGCAGAACAAGTCATGCTTACTTCTTTGATGGAGTATCAGATTCTATCATTATACCTCAAAGTCGATTTAATAGTACGGGTGTAGAGAGAAATGACAACAAATTGGCATTATCAACCCTATCTGATATTGAATTAGAAAACACAATTGGGAGTATTTCAAATGCAGATTTCACTATTGAAGCATGGGTTATACCAGATTGTGGTGGTATTGTAGCAAAAAGAGATGGTCAATTTACATTAGAAATAGGTACAGTAGATACTGCTGGACCTGCAAAATTTACTTTATTTATGGAAACGGGAGTGGGAGTTCAAGCCATAGAAGTTACTTCTGCAACTCCTGAATCAAACCGCTGGAAAGGTACGGTATTCCCTTCTCAAGAATTTGGAGGAATACATGAATCATATAATAGATTTAACACTTCAAGTTACGGAGAGGCATCGGGATTAAATTTTAAGAACAGGCCGTTGTATCACGTAGTCGGTACTTGTATAAATAATTCAATTGAACTCTATGTCAATAATGTATTGATAGCAAAAGAAACCGTACCAGATTTTTATCGTATTTCAGACACTAATGGGCATGTATATCTTGGAGGAAAAGGTGGAGAGTTTAGAGGTGCTATTGAAAGTATACACTTTTCTAATTCAGCAGGAAGTAATATTTTTTCCAATGAAGCACCAACACTTGGAGATACAAGCACAGGAATGTACCGATTTGAAGAACCACTTGACATTGTAGAAACCGTATACACAATGAATGCTGTTACTGCGGCTTCTAATGGTTCTACAACGACTATCACGATTGGTGCGTCTGATGCTCAAAGTTTAATTGCTAAATTAACTGGTAAAGCCTATGATAGCAGTAGTCCTACAACAGACTTTACCGCTTCACCATACAGTATGGGTAAGTACGAAGTAAATGATTTCTATTCTACACCGGGTACTTCTGCTACATTATCTATAGCACATACACCGTATAACTTGCTCATTAATGCTGGTTCCCTGAATCGTAATACGTTCAAGCCAAATCAAAAACCACCTGAAAGAGTGCGCTTGCATTCTATTAATGGCAGTAGTGGTGTCATTACCATTAGTAGTATTCACGTTGATTTTGTAAATGGTACGGGTGGACTACGTGGATTACTTCATTCACGAAGTGCTGATATTGACAATTACTTTGTCGTTGTTGGTGCTGATTTATTGGTCGATAACGGTACAGGAAAACCGTATCAACCACCTCATTATGGAACTCAAATATTTGATAAAACAGGTCAAATGGTACTCGATGAAAGTGAAACTCAATCTCATGGATTAGTTTATTCATCAAGAATGGCTACAACGACTACTGATGCAACTAATCCATTTGCTGTAGTGTGGCCTACTACTCTCGATGAATTGTTCCAAGTAGGGCATAGTGGCCGTCATGCATTATCTCATATTACTGGTCATGAATATATGAGAAAGTTACCTAAACCTAACGCTATGTCTGTAGACCAAATAATGGATGGTTCTGCTGATTTAGTTTCTATGCATTACGATTCTTCTCAAAAGAATCTAAGAGACACCATAAAAATGAATAGTTTGATTGATGTATATGCTGAAAATGTTCGTGGTGTAGTATCAAGTCATCTTAATAGCAGTTCTGTCGCATCGCTTGTAAATAATGGATTACCAGTAGCGGCAAGAGAACTTATTGCTATAGGTGGTGCTGGCTTTGAAATTAGACCGTTCTTTTTGAAAGGTCCTGTTCCTAATAAGTATAACGATGAAAGTACCCGATTATATCACTTACGACCAGAAAAAGAATCTCGTATTGCATTACTAAAGGTTCCTGCCTTACAATCTTCTTATGACCTTGCACCCTTTGTAGAAATACATTACAATGCAATAGATTTGACTGGTGCGAGTATGGGTATATCAGGTCCTATGCTTATGATAGAAAAAACTGTACCTGCCTGTTCTCACATTCTAAGCGGTTCTACACGGGTATTGGATGTAATAACATCTGATTTAGCGAATACAGAACTCTATTCAGCGGGTGGGATTGTAACATTAACTAAATTAAGTGGTAAGAGTTATGCTCTATTGAATGACGGACATTTAGTTGGTGATAATACTGGTGGTAATGAAGTTGATAATGAACTCGATTTTAGTAATACTCCAGCGGTATATACGCCTGTGAGTGATGTTTCAGCAGAACCAGCATCACCACCAAAAGCAATAAACAAGTCTCATAATTCAGGAAATCATGAATCCGTGTATCATAGATTGATTTTAACACCAAGAAGAAATGATATTGCTACTACGTCTGCTACAAAGACAATGCGATTGAATGTTCATAAAACAAATTCTACTGCTGGTCAATTCGATATAGGAACTACAAATCTTTCTGCTCATATGTTTGAAGTCTTTGATATAATAGACAATAAAGTATCACCTAATCTTGCCGAAGTACAATTGTTTATTCAACCTTCTAACAAGAATCGCACCAATCAATTTCATAATCTTGTAGATTTGTTTTCTGATAATGATTCATTTTGTAGATTTAATTTATTGCAATTAATTTCTCGTGGTACAGTAAGAAGCGTTAATGAATCGTTTGATGATTCTAATACACAACACACAGAAGTAATCATAAGAGGCATTGGTGAAAAAGTACTTTCCCAAAATGTCAATGTTACAGGAAGCGGTTCGCCTGATTCACACGTTGTAAAGGAAATAGAACCGAACTCACCTGTAGTAACAGTAACGCTTGGAGGACCCGGACAAGGTGCTGTAAACACTAAGCCGACCTTCGACCCTGCTACTCTCATGAGATTACCGGGTTCTACTCGCCGTATTTGTGCAGTACAAGCAGTTATAATAACAGCAAAAGAAGGTTCTAACGCAAATGTCAATACTATTACAGTACAACCATTAAACAATAATTCACCTGATATTGCTTCTTGGGGAACATACTGTTTCCCTAAAAAGGGGCGAATATATCTTGCAGATGGTGCGAGTGCTGAATATGTCAAAAAGAACGGTACAGGATTTGTATTTAGTAGCGGTACAATAGCAGATAGAACGTTTTTATCAGGCAATGGTACAGCGTTCGCAACGTTTTATGAATGGGCTTTAGCAACAAATTTGTTAGTTTCAACAGCAGGTTCAGGTGCTACTGTAACAGATGATACGTCAATTTACATTTACAATGAAGATAACTTTACTGATGATTCTTTAGTTCAGGATGGAAGTACAGTAAACGATAGAATGTTTCAATCTATGAATGATGTAAACCATGATTATCAATTAGGTACACAGTACTCAAGTACTCGTGCAATGGTCGAGATACCTTTCTTCCCTCAACAATTTTTTGAGCATGAAACCGAAGGAATATTTCCGGGTCCTGATAACAGTATGAAAATTCATATTGATGCTACATACACCGCACATAGTTGGAACCCAACACCTGTTGGAAGAAGGGCTGATGATATACAAACGGCTGATAGAAGTGCAAATTCTGCTTACACATATAATATAAATGGCAGAAATTATGTTTCGTCTGCCACAATTCAACAAATTGTATATGATTCTTCTGGAAAGTTTTTCAAAATATTTGTCTCCCATCCTGAAATGTTCCCACCTGTAGACACAGGTGTTACCAATTATAGAAATTTAAAATCATTACATCGTTTTCGACGTGCATTTATTCCTAATGGTATGTGGTGTATATATGTCAACAACCCAAGTGCTGACGGTTATCTTAAGGTATGGGAGAACGAAACAGCCACAAATAATGTTAATTCTGGTTCGTATGCAACGGGGTTCTTTGAATCGGCAATCCCTCAAACTGCTATACATATCGCTCAAGGGTATAGAAGTGAAAATTTAATTCCTCTCGATTCTGATATGGAGACTCCATCATCTGACTTTGAAGCACGTTCTCCGTATTACTACGACAATGCAAATGTACAAACTCAAGGCGGTAATCTCGATTATGGTCTACGACAATATGTTAGTGCAATCGAAATAAAAGAAGGACCTCTTTCTAATCCCCATGCACCTAAAATACTTTCAAAACGTGCTACATCAACTATCGTTAAAGGAGGTGATGGTGGGAGTGGTACGTACTCCATCATTTTAGAAGATACGGAGAATTTCCCTGAATTAGTAGAATACAGTAGAAATTCATCTAATGAACTTTCTTTAGCAGAAGGTGATATGCTTTACATTGGTGAAGTAATCTTGAGTGATGGTACTTCCCATGAAGGGATGTATTTTGGTAAAAAGAGTTTAACAAATAATTTAGATGTTGTAAATTGGAAATGTACAACAACTTCTCTTACTTTAGAAGGTGCTACATTCAGATTAAAGAGTGCGGGTCGCTCTTTATACACTTTATCTTCACCTGCTAATTCACTAACAGAAGAAAATACGGCTGTGACTTTCTTACCAGATTCTTCTGAGCAATGGACTATTGCCGCTAATGCAAGTGCTGATAGTACTACTTCAATACAAATTACTCCTGCAACAGCAAATCGTTTGGCTCATGCAAATACTATTGGTATGAATATACGTAAAGATGATGAATTGTATTTTGAAGATGCATCTGATTCTAATACAATAAAATATCTTGGAAAAGTGAGTCAAATAATTTCAAAATTCGCTGGAAGTACTACAAATACTACTATTACTTTAACAGCAAATAACGTTAATGAAGTAACTACAGGGGATAAAATTCGATTAAGTGCGGCAAGTGTCATGGCTGTTGACTTCGATGCAATACTGAACAAAACATGGATTAACCCATATGCACAAGGTGGTTTGAGAAACGGAGATACAGTTTGGATGAATATGACTCTTAATAATCCTCATGCAGTAGAAGGTCTATTCTGTAAGAGTAGAGGTGTACTAAACGAAGGATTAGTTTGGAAAGGATTTAACGGTGGAGAAGGCACTTTAGCAACACGACCTCGTGATTCTATTCCTCTTGAAAATTTCTTAATTGGTGATACATGTGTTGAAACAGCGCAAAACTTAGTTCAACACATCAATAAGACGATAGAAATGAATTATGAGGCAATGGGGCTTAACGCATCTCAAGCACCGTCTGTAGCCTATGTAGACCCTTACTTAGCATCCAAAGGTCATGCTCGTGTATTACTGTATGATGTAGGTCATGATAGGGAATTTATTGCTTTCCATGATTTACATATGCAAGTACAATCGAGTGCGGCAACACCAAATATAGGATTTAATCGAAATATAGTTCATGCTGGAGGGGTAACCAAATTAGATAGATATATGGCGACACACAATGGTGGCGCACCACATTACTTTACGACACAAATAGATGTAGCAAACGGTTACCCAAGTGAAAATAAATTCCTTCGTTCGACTCAACAATCTAAATTTATAGAATCGGCTTATTCACATAATATCGCTAATCAAAATCAAGGATTATTCAGTATTGAAAATCCTGCTACTTCTGGTAACAATGTATTCCTAAAAGGAAAAGGACACGGGCATTTTGTACATAGCGGGTACATGAATGGTTATACAGGAGATACTTTCACCGTAAGTGATAATGCTTTACCTCGTGTTGAACCAGCAGTAGCGTCTTTGTATTGGGCTAATGAAATACATTCGATTTCTCGTTCAATGAGTGGAAGTGAATTTGTAAGGTCGCTTAGAGCGCATAGAGAAGTACAAAACCCCGCTACACATTCGTTTAGAGATGCAAGTACACTATTTGATACCCCTGATGGAACACGTTGTATTTCAGCGTTTTTATGTCTTAAAGGGAATAGAAACTTAGAATTAGATTTAACAAATCATGATGAATCACGTTTGAAGCATTTACCACATTGGTCACAAATGGATTTCGTGAGAAGATTAGTATTGGATTGCGGAGAAATAGGTGTAAAAGAAGGTGTTACTGATATTGAAGCGGCTACTCGTGAACTGGTTCGTATGATTAATCAAGCGGGGGCTAAACATGGTCGAACTCAAGTACATAATTTTCAACAAAGTGTAGGAGATGTAGCAATAACAGGTTCTACTCACGACCCTGCACCGTGGTGGTTTACCGATGAATCATTCAATTCAAACGATAAAGGAACACATATGGGATATGTACGAGCGCATCTTGGTCGTGTGGTTGAAGATATTAACGGGAATGAAGGTTATTCCATTATTATACATTCTACTATTCCCGGTGCATCAGGTCGAAATTTCTGTGTGTGGCTCGACAACAGTAAAGGACAAGCATCATACAAGCCATTATTTTTGATTGGACATGGTGGAAGATTTAGAAATTTCTGGTGTCAACCTGATGAAACAAGCGGTGAAAATATGCACCCTGCACCTATGCCTCTTAACAAGCATGGAAGGCCGTTTGCACCTATTACATCGCTTCGTGAGTACACACTACAAGAAGAACCAGCGGAACCATTCACTAACAATCACGACGTAGTAAGACGTGATTCAGATAGTGATAGCAGGACTGTACGAAATATTTCAGGACATATAGGTGCGTTAAATCATAATACAGTAAGTGATGAATCCTTTGAAATTCAAGGTGTATCTACATCATATGTTGAAGGTCTACGAGCAGGTAAAACAGCAGTAGGACGAATTAACTTTGGTGGTTTAGTTGCATCGGGTATACCCGGCTTTGCCCCCGATGCAGGTGAATACGGATTGGGAGTAAGAGGAGATAGAAGATTTGATTTTAAGTATGGCGAAGCAAAAATTCCCGGTGGAACTGCCCCAACTGATATTACAGCATACACAGGAAACGCTAATCCACAGAAACTACGTGAGGACAAAGTAGGCGAATCAAACTTATACGGATTTAGATTTACTGACCATTTAGGTAATAATTACGGTGTTAGATACATTTACCGTAAATTTGGAGAAAACTTTAGCAATCAAAATACTGTTTTGCCATCTACTTTAGACGATGAGATTGTAGTCTACATTAACGATGACGACGTTTCAATGGGTGGATTTACCATTGGAGGACATATGCTTGGATATGGAGAACCGAGTGGACGTATTGATAATACCACTTTACAATTCTCAAAATGGCGAGGGAATGAATGGAGGGGTGTTTATGCACCAGAAGCAGGTGTTGATTCAATTGTTACTTGGGATGGAAGTGCAAATACGCTTACCGTGTTTTTACAAGCACCGTTTAACACGGGAAATACTGATTTAAATAATCACCCCGATATACTTGGTTATCTCGGTTATCCAAAAACAAACGGTGTTATCCATTTACATGATACTTTTACTGGTACATCGGCGAAGGGTTTCATTGGAAACGTATTGTCTTATGAATCAAGAACTGTAAACGATTTAACTGGAGCGCATGTATTTTTTGGAATACGAGGCGATGGATTTACATCATCACATCACGTAACAAGTGCATCAGCATCAAGTGCTGGTACTGTAAATAATGCAAGTAAAGTACAACCTCATGCATCAAATAATATATTTAGAGTATTGATGTCATCGAGAATTAATTGGACTACACTACTTACAGATGAGGTATTAGCATACGCTACTATGGAAGCAATTAATCATCCCAACCCCAATATCGAGGAAGGTACTACTGTAGATTGTCGTCATCTCTATGCTTGTGATGGACGAACATTAGGAGATTGGGGAGTTACAGAAGATGCTATAATCGTGCGAGCATTTAATCCACAACGTGGTTCAACTCCTTTATCTAAAATGTTCAGCGCAACAATGCATACAGACTTTGGAATACAAGCGGCTCATTTAGAGTATGGAGAATATACAACATTGAAGCAAGTTAGTAGCACAGGGAAGCACACTTTTACAGCGAGTAACGTTTTGAATGAACCAATTAGTGATGCTGATTTGGATAAAAACAGACAAGTAGATTGTGGATATTTACCAAAAACTATACTCCAAATTAGAACTAAGGGTAAGGGTTATCATGCAAATACAGCAACACCTGTGTTAGTCGATTCTTTTAACAACGTAATATCCACAAAAGCATGGAAAGAGAATCTGAAAGGAGAAACTTTTACTTCGATTAGTGGCGACCATATTTTACCAGCACTAAGTAATCCTATGATTTTAGTTGACGCAATTACTACTTCATCAGATACTATGACATTAGTAGGTTCTAAAATTACAAATGCCCTCATTCCAGCAGGTCAAGAAGGAACTTCTGTAAACAGTTTAGCAAAGAAACCATCTTATGGTGAGCGTTTACGATATTATTACCAAGAAACAGAGTTTTCACTTTTAGAATCTAAGAATGGTTCAAATTCATTAACAGAAATTATATGGAATGATTTGTTCTCAAACGATGATTGGGTATCAAATATTGGTGCTAAAAACGTAACAAATCAAGAACACGTACTCCAAAGATTTGCTGAACAACAAATTGGTGGTTATCGCTCATATGGTTCTGTGGATTCTGAACCTCTAATTTACTTCAAGGGCGGCAGAGACAGCAATGACCATAGCGTACCACTTTACTTTGGTGGTGGATTTAGCGGTGTGGTAATGGATGTGAATGATGGTACTGAAAACGACTATTCTGATTTCTATACTCATCCATATTCTACAGGTCCTACGGGTACTGCTGGTATACAAAACGCCAATGAAATTTCAACTTCTTTCGCTATTGTAGATTGTAATGCAATCTTGTCCTTCTTCCCTGCTACAGCACTTTTAAATCAGCATAGAGCGAGTATCAATTCACCATTCTTCAATAGTGCAAACAGGGTTACTACTGATTTAGATAACGGAAGTTTCGCTGTTAACTCGGCATTACCAGCCCCAGTAAAAGCAAGATATACGGCTGGTACTATTTTACAAAGACCTGTACCCGTAATTTTACGAGTAGCAAATCCAAATGCAAGATATGACCCATCAAGTGGTGATACTGTAAGAGCGCATACAGAAACACATACGATGTTTGCAATATACGGACCCGGACAGGCTTTCCCGTTTACTGAACAAGCATCAGCAAATTCAGATAATCAGCCGCATCCCGGCTATGTAGTTACTACAGGAAACACATGGAGTAAAGTACCGTATGGATTGAACTTACCTAACGATATTAAAAATACGGCGAATCAATACTCACCACCTACATTAGCACATCAAAATGCAAGAAATCGTTTCCATTGGCTTTATGGTTGGAATTGGTCACCACCACAAGGTATTCCAAACATAGGTGATGCAGGTGGTTCAGGTGTAGGTCTTATGCAAAGACCAGACCACGGTTATCATTATGGTGAACATTTTAATTATGTTGGAACTGTACATGCTAACAATATTGCTGATATGAAAAAAGCGCATCCTTACAAGCACGTAGGTGCTATGTATTACGGTATAGCGATGGGTGCTGATATGACATTCCATATGGACGGTGGTTATCATCCCGGCGGTTCTTGGTTGGATAATCAAATGGCTTTCAACCCTTCACACCCTAAGAGTAATTATGCAATTAAAAGAGGTACAAACATAGTTCACCCTACAGCGTTTAGAGTATCAGGATTAATGGCTAAGAGTATTTTAACAGGAAGTGCTGATGTTGCTTTATCAGAAGTAGAACCAGAATTAGTTGTAGTCGATGCTACTCGATGTCAAAACGGTGAAGAACTTGCTACTGTACTTGGACAGGCTATGAATGAGTTTCCCGGAAAGAGCGCAATAAAAGCAATGGGAGGTACATTTGCACCATCAATGGGCAATGCTATGCGTCAAGATAGATACGGGTGGATAGAATTAGATTTTACATCATATACAGTTCCGGAAGCATCAAGTGGAGATTTTGATTTAACAAGTTCGTATGTTTCAGTTAAAGCAACTGTAACAAGTGCTACACAGGCTATACTTGAACAAATACCAGCATGTGGGTGGCTAAGAACAAGTGAAGGTGGTGCAACAGGTGTATCAGGTGCGGGAGACATCCCTTGTTATGCACCCTATCATAGTCGTGAAGTAGTTTATCAAAGTAGTGCTTGGAGTGTTATATTCGCATTAGCACCTAATAAGCATAGTAAATTACCTGTATTTGAAGATGTTAAAGTATACGAAGATATATTGGCTGGAAGTTATGTAGCGGCTGATGATATTCCTGATTTATCAAGTGCTCCTTCAAAGTTATATGTGTGGTCAAAAGCGGGTGTTCATCGTTTTAATAATGAAAACGAAACAGCAAGGGACCATATGACACAAGTACATTTTAGTGGTATTGTAGACGCTATAGACCGTACACGACCTATAGGTGCTGTAGGATGGGCTGGAGAGCGATACTCGTACCTTAACTCACTAAAGGTTGGTACGGAAGGCTACGGTGCAGGTCTTGGTGCTTGGCATGCTAAACTTGGTTTCAGTCCATATGGTTCAAGTAATTCATGTATGACAGCATATGGACATTTACCTCATACAAAACCGATTAAATGGTCACCCGAAGCCTCTCGATTATTGAATGGTGTAGGTGGTACTACAACAGGTATTTCCACACCGTATACATGGAATTTAGGTTTAGCGTATAATAATTCCTACTACACAGGAAATGTCGCAGATTATGCTTCACGATATAATGACGGTGGGAATAGCGGTCAACCTATTCATCATGATGATAATGACAGTACATCCTTTGATGTAATCAAAAATTTGCATCAACCGCAGGGAGTATACAGTCGGGCATTTGTTGTAATTTCGTATGAAAGCGAATTTCCTTTGGTTGCCAAGCATGACCGAGATGGAATTACTGCTACTGGAGATTGGTTAACTGTAGTATCTAAGACAAATATAGATTCGGTATCAGCCGCAGATGCAATTAAATTTGCTGGTACTGTTCAATGGGATGAACGTATACACAATAGTGAACGTTTTACTGCACCTGCGAATGCTGGTCCTAACGTAGAAGCATTGATTACTACTTCTGGTGATGGTTCACCGCTTCCCTTTGCTGTTACGGCAATAGATTCATACGTTGAAGGTGGTATAACAGTAGCACCTGTTGCTAACGATACTTTACTTGCAAATGCAGAACCGTGTTTTGCTGAAACTGGAGATTTATTTTCAGATATTGATGAGAGTCCGGGTACTGGTGGAAACCGAAACTTGAGATTGGAGTACTATCTTGCGGCTTCTCTTCCTTCTGATGGGTCGGCTGGTGCTACAAACGTTACATCGAGATACTCTTATGGTCGAGACTTTTGGTGGGGAGATATAAATGCATACAAAGCAAATGAATATTCTCCTGCTCGTAATTTTTCAGTTGAAAATGTGGTATGGAAACGCATGGATGGTGGTAATCTTTCACTTCCAGCAGTAAATGCTCGTGGATTAGGTGCAGTACCATTTGTTACAAGAGTGAGTAGCGACGGTACTAACGCATACTTAACTGGTGAAAAATTACTTGGAAACAATAGATTTACCTTTGAAACAACGAATAACGCTATGTTCCCAATTATTCAAGCACAGGAAATAAGTCATCCGCAATTAGCGCAATTGCATCCAAATAGATTGCGAGATATTTTAGATATACCAAATGAAGAAATACAGTTTGAAAGTATTGAAGTTTTAGATGATACAGGACAAGTACACTCAATAGAGGGTGGCTCACCGTTTGGAACTATAGTTCGTTCCTTTAAACAGGTATCAGATAGAACCGCAGAAGGGTTAGCACCAGCGGAAGCGGGAAGTGGTGTCGAACCGAACTTGAAAATACAGTTACCTAATCCTGATTCTATACCCGGAAACATAATTATTCGTAGCGGTTTTGATAGACTACAAGCCTATCAAACAGAAACTATGGGTACAGGTGGTATGCTACGACCCGGAATAGATTTAGACATAGATGGTATATTTACTGATACAACAGACGGACCAAGATTAGGTCCTACGTTCAGCGACCATGAGTACGACCATATTAGCCAAAATTTATCAGAAGAATTGTTCCCTGAAATGACAAGAAAAGGATGGAAATCTTCAACAAACAATGCACCACTAAAGACCTCATACGAACTTCATGACCGTTCATTATACTTCCATGTAACAAAGAACGGTAACTCTCACACGCACCGTTACCCAACAACATACTCACACGCTAACGGTGTTGTGAATAATGATTTAACAGGTGTATCTTTTATTGGTACTACTTTAACTGTTAATACTGCTGTTAATGCAAATTTGTTTGTTGGTGGATTCGGCAATGCTGATTGGGTTGGGGGTGCATTGGTAAAGAAGTATCTAAGACTACACAATCCAACTACTGGAGAAAGCGGTGTAGCCTCGTTTACTAACATTGCAGGAAGTACGTTTGAAAATTGTAAAGGGGATGCAAACTTCACTTCTATGGTGGCAAGTTCAATTACTGCTTGTAAGGTCGTTCCTTCTTATTATGTACCTGCTGGAAGCAATCGCTTCTTTGCCGCAAGAAGAATGCGTGACCACGCAGAAGTGAGTGGGAACAGTCCTGATATGGCTCATTCATTGTATCTAACTGGTGGCGGTACACAAACACCTTACGAGACATACAAAAAACCAATTCTTACACCTATGGCTGTTCCACGAATGGGTCATCACTTTGTCAATGCTTCACAGGTAATGTTACCCGGTCATTGGGCGCATCCTGCTTATCAGGGACTATACGGATTACATAGAGCAGAACGTTCAGCCTTTGTTGCTAATACAGAAAAGACACTCATTAATGATACAGCATTAGATGTTTCTACAATTCCTTCTTCTACTACTGACCAAATAACAGGATATGACCCAAGTATTACCATAGGAACTATGACCGCTACTCCGAGTGGACCGAGTGATATTCACGGTGGTGCGTTCACGTTAATGTTTGAAACTAAGGTCAAGTATGATGGATATGGGGTTCTTGCATCGGAGGGTCAAGCGGGTGTAGTAAACTCAAAGGGTGGTCATACAATCGTATTGGAAGCCGCCGCTACGTACACCTTGAAGCATCACTTCCCTGACCCATCAGAAGTCGGTGCTTATCAAATTGTTATTCAACCAAACATACACAAATCTCAACTTATTGGATTCCATGAAAACGGACCTGCAACAGATGTACCAAATGGGAGTGCAATCGAATTAACAGGACAGCAGGTTGCATTAGTTGTAGGTATACGAGAACCCGATGCAGGTACGGGTGGTTTGGGACTTGTACTTGCCGAAGCAATAATGGCAGATGTACGAGGGTGTGAATTATTCATTAATGAATTAATGATAGACCATGACCCTGACCACGGAAGCCAATTTACAAACATTCCACCACTTATGTCATACAATCCGTTGGGTGTACAATCATCAGAATCACCTGCGTTTACACGTCGAAGTTTACCTTACAATCGTAATATGTTTGCATATGCAACACCGGGAATAACAAGTAACATTCCGTGGTGGTCTATCGTACATGAATCAGGACCAGAAGATTCATCGGCAGAAGGAATATGCCATTTGTCTATTCATAGACTCGACAATTACTATGAGTTCTTGAGAGCAAGTGCTGGAAGTATCGGATGTCAATTAACGCTTGGTGGTTATCCTTCTAACTATCCTGACCTTTATTCTAATGTCCTTGAGAACATCAGTCTCGCACCTGTGGCTGTGGTTAAGTCTGTAGCATCAACGCTCATTACTGTAGATGATGCAAGAGGATTCCCTAAAGTGCCTCATTACGGTATGAAATTAGAATACACGGATGCTAACGGTGTAAGAAGAACTCACACTTATACAGAAAGAAGCGGAAATGACGCTTCTTACATGAACAAACCATATCGTTTTACTATTACTGCATCAAGTAATTTTACAAATAATTTAACTGTGGGAACAAAAATTCGATTGACTCGTGCTTATGACTTTAGACCTGCTGGTACAATTTTCAATGATACTCGTACAAGCGTTATCACTCATTCATTAATGGGAGAAGATAATCAAGCGTTTAATGGTTCGAGAGATACCAATAGTCTCCACATGGGTGATGCGTATTTGTGTCTATGGCATCCTAATCTTGGTCGCCCACATACATTTTATTCTGATTCTTCAAGAACATGGTTGAATCCACTTACTGATAGAGCAGTACTTTCAAAACCATTGAACAGTATGCCCGAACATTTTGAAACTGTACATTACCACGACGCAACGTACTATGCGAGTTTGGGTCCTTTCGCATTCAATATCGCTACATCGACTAAACCCGGTACTATACTCACTAAAGCACCATCAGGTGCAAGTACTCCTACTGCCCCTATGACTGTAATAGGTAATGGAACAACAAATGCATTTAGCGGTACTGTTTCTCTTACTGCTAATCAAATTCTATCTCAACATACTACTGGTTCTTTACCTGCTCTCACAGTATCAGATTTGATAAACATTGACGATGAAACTTTTTCGATTACTGCTATAACAGGGTCGCATACAATTACGTACACTAATCCTAACGGCGGCGGTGCTCAATCAATCCTTGCAACTGTATTTACATTAGAACGAAGTGCGGCACATACAACTATTAATTCTAATGTTAAAACTGGTGCTGATGGTTCTACATCTTCTGCAACGCAATCAAGTGGTGCGCCATTGCTAAATCATTATTGGCCTTGTGGAAGCCGTGGTGGTCCTTTAACGAGTAGACTCGATGGGTATGGATATGTATCAGCCTCGTGGGATTATCCATTAGAATATACTTCTGATGGTCCTGTGTGGGTTGACCATGATGACGATGGTTCATACGCTGTATCATTAGGAATAACAAAATCAGTTTATGATAATTTTACAGATGCTACATGCGACTACAACAACGACCCTACAATTACAATGGATTCAACAGTAAAACTCGCAATAGGTATGGGTGTGAGTGGTACAGGTATACCGAGTGAGGCAACAGTTGCGTCCATTACCAATGCTACAACTTTTGAATTAAGCGCATCCACCACAGGTGGTTCAAAAACAAATCAAACGCTTACATTCACTCCTGTAAAAACACGTACACGGCCATTCGGTTACCGCTTCTCTCTACGTCAACCATACAACAAACCTCAATGGGCTTTGTATGGAATGAGGGCATACCGAGAAGCGAGCATTACTGGCTCTAACACAATTGCTGGTTATCAACACGGTCCTCTTGTACAGCAAGAAACTCAAACATGGACATATGCAGGTGGTTCAGGTTTGAGTAACACTACTTATCCTAACACATACGTTGGTGTTATGGAACGACAAACGAACTTTAGCGGTATGCTTGGAGTCGATAAACCAGAATGGCAAGTACGTTATGGAAACGGTATGCGTATGACAAGAGCATTTGGATGCCCTGTACGAACACTACGTAATGCATCTACAGTAGTAAGAGATTGGTGGGGCGATGCTACTGGGAAGGGTATTGATTCGATTCATAGTGCTGTAAATTACTATCTTGTCGATTGGTGGGGTAACACTCGTGGTGAAGATATACGCCGTTATCCTGTACGTGGATTTGGTATCAGACCTGCATGGGACAGTAGTGATGCTTACGAGTACGATAGAGTAAGCGACAGAACTCCATATCAACGTCTATACAATAATGGTCAACCGCTTGTTAACTTAAAAACTATAACTGATTTGACGGATTCAAATGTAGACGATGGAACAAAAGTACCAAGATTCGGTGGTCGTCTTAACAATGTTAACAACAACGATGCTAATAATTTAGTCGATGTGTTTATGCCAACACACGCTCAACGAATAGGAGACATGGGTAACGGACGAGGCGTTCGATACCCAACTGCATTTAATGAAGATTTGATTACTGATGTTGATGAACCATATCATACAACAGGTGTAGTGTTGTCACACAATACTGCTGAACCGAATACATCAGAAGGTTTGATACGAGCAAGAAATGACGTACTGCAACCTAATGAAGTTCCTCGTGGAATAAGTGCTCGACTCGGTATAGATGAAAATGGACTGTTAAAACCAGAAGCCGTAGCAAGCGATAGAGTAGAAGATTTCAGCGGTGAGACACCACACAAGGATGCTGTGAGTCGCTCAAGTCCACGTATAGGTATTGACGGTGAAAACGTAGAAGGTGTAGATGACAACATGATGGCAATCAATACCGAAGCACACAGTCTACACACAGACAGAAACGTGGGACAACGTGTTGTTTTGCAAGGTGGATTGACCGCTGGTTCGCAAACATTAGGTAACTATGATTTGACAAGTTTGACCTTTGCTGGACAGCCTCAAGGCGGTGTGATGCGTTATACACACACTTCCAACTTCAATCCTTTAGGTGGTACATATTTGGCCGAGACTCGTAATTACTTGTCTCCTGTAAGTGACAAGGATTGGGGTGCGTTTACAGATGCTACTTGTGATACGAATCACTCATCAGGGTTGTCTGATGGTTCTTCTACGAGTGTAAGGCATATCACAATGGATTCTACTGCTAAATTAGTAGTAGGAATGACGGTAACTGGTACTGGTATTCCTGCAAGTGCCACAGTAGCCGCTATAAATAACGCTACATGTTTCACTCTTAGTGCTGATACAACTGCTACTAATGCAAATACAACACTTACCTTCGGACCTCCGAATCTACATAGCAGTAACCCGTATGCAACGAGCACATTTGTAGGTACTTCTCAAACAAACTATACAGATAAAACTATCACGTATATGCTTAGAACAGTAAGACTACTTGACAAGCAACACGTAGAAGTTTTCAGACCTAACAATGCACTACACTCATCATCCCCGCAATATGGTGCGAATTACTTCTCCGCTACTGGTGGTGGAAAGTATGGTCTATTCTTGTATGAAACTAGTAACGGGAGAGCAACATCAGGTCTTTACATAAGAGGAACAAATCCTGATTCCAATCCACCCTATGCACCTGCGTATGTAATGAAGATTTCAGCGAGTGATACTGTCCCTATCAGTAAAGGACCAAAGATTATTGGAATAAGTGATACGTCATTTGATTCTTCATTACTCAATAACGAAGTTACAAGACTTGTCATAAGTGAAAATACATTGCAACATTATCGTTCTGATGCACCAAGAAGGCGTTCTCGTATTGATAGTGATGAGAAGGTAAAGCGCATGGACTTTACCGTACTCCCACGGTTCTCACAAGCCCTGCACCCTAAAGGACATAAAGGAGATGTAACCTACAACACATCAGACCACACAGGTGATGGCTCATGATGGAATATGACTTTTGTAATTGTTGCACTCCTATGGAAAATACATTTGCATTAATGAAAGCAAAAAAGAAGAGTAAACCGTTTCACGGTTACAACCCTAACAAGCATCATCGAAAAGGTGGCTTGAACGCTAAAGGTCGAGCCGCCGCTAAAAGAGAGTCTGGTGCTAATCTAAAACCTCCAGTTACTACTAAACCTAGTAAACTGAAACCCGGCTCTAAAAAAGCAAAACGACGTAAATCGTTTTGCGCTCGCATGGGTGGAATGAAAGGACCTACAAGTAAGAAAGGCAAACTAACACCTAAAGGGGCATCTCTTAAACGGTGGAACTGTTAATATCAGACCACATAGGTGAGGCTAGTGATTAATGTAAAAGTGTATGAAGTGGGTCCAAGAGATGGTTTACAATCACTCAAAAAACCTGTAGATACTGATACTAAAAAATCACTAATAGAAGCATTATATGATGCTGGTATTGAATTCATAGAAGAGACATCATTTGTGCATCCAAAACTTGTACCAAACATGGCTGATGCTGAAAAAGTAGTTACAGGTCGTGGTTCTGCACTTGTACTAAACAAGCGTGGTTATGAAAGAGCAATAGCAGTTGGAGTTGAAAAAATAAATATTGTTTTATCTCCCTGCGAAACCTTTAATCTAAAAAATATGAATGCTACGAATAATGAATTAATATTAAGATACCGTACTTTTATGTTAAATGTACCAAAAGAAAATGTAAGAGTGTATATTTCTATGGCATTTGGTTCCCCGTATAGCGGAAAAACAACTGAAAAACAAATTAAATCTTGCATCCGTAATGCAAAAATGTTTGGTGATACAATAGTTTTTGCTGATACAGTAGGATGTGCTGATAAAAAGCAAATAACAAATTGGGCTAAATTTGCTAAAAATGAAGGAATGAACATTGCTTTACATCTTCATCATAAGGGAAATGAGTCTACTCCAATATCAATGGTGAAGGCAGGTATATTTTCAGGGATAACGGAGTTCGATTCGAGTATAGGTGGGTTAGGTGGTTGTCCTTTTGCTGATGAGAGTGGTGCTAACCTCTCAACTGAAACATTAGTAAAACATCTAAAATTATGGGGAATAGAATGCAATGTTGATGAGAAAAAATTAGAACAGGCATTAAAAATTACTCATAAAATCAAGAGAGGTGAGATGATATGACTGTCATCAAAAATACTACTACTGGTCGGTTTAACACCGATGTTAGTGAAGTCATGAGTCATGTGCGTAAGCCCGTGTTTGTTGACAATGCTGTTCATCATGCTCGTGTAAGCGTACAAACTTCATCGAAGCCAAAGATTACTGTAGAAAAAAGCAATACCCGCACACTACAGGTTATGCCTCAATCGTCATATCAGATTGTTGAGGGTGAATCAGGAGTACAGATTACACACACTCAAACACCCGGTCATGAATACACTGGTAAACCATATTTTAATGGTGAAAGTTTATCTTCAAGCAACGTTCCAATCCTTCTATTCAATGAACTGCGCCCTTCCGAACGTTTAGTTCTAAAATCTATAGAAGATAGTACAATAGGAGTTTTTGGGCATTTACAGAATATGAAAAGTCGTACTCTTGATGACATAAGATTTACCCATGATGCCGTGAAAATGGGACAGCCTCTCGATATTGGATTGAGAACAACAGACTTAGCCATAAAGTTAGCAGAATCAGTAGATACAGGTATTACAAGTATGAATATTGGTCGCCATGAATCAGTCGTTACAAAGAAAAGAAATCACAGTACAAGATTCATTGGGCAGAATTTCAATAACACGAATTTACTTACAGCATTGCGATACATTGCAAGACACGATGGGCGAATGGTTCTATTAGATACATTTGGAAATTTACTGTATGTACCAATTTCGTTTAGTGAAAGTACAATTGATATATCAAACTCGTATAGTTCAGGACAAAGTAAAAATCCAATTGATAATTCAGCAAATAGAGTTACAGTACAGGGTATTCCTATGGCATTGAATGATTTGGTTATAGTAACTGTAGACGATGCGGAATCACAAACGGACGACGTGCGAGAAATATCATCACCATTCGTAGACCATACTGTACGAAATAAAAATAGTGCAAAAAGAGTTGCTCGAAAAATTCTACGAGGCCAGTCTTTAATGAAGGGTGCTGAAACAATTTCAAACAGTTATTCTGGTTTAGGACTAAGACCCGGTATGACGGTTATTCATGAAGGTAAGAATAAAATAATTACTGAAATTAGACATCAGCCCTTTGCTATGAAAAGCGATATATCGTTAATGAATATAGACGTTGGACTTGAGGGTATTTTGCAATCTTTGAATGAAGGATTTACTGTAGAAGCAAATAACATTAACCCTGAAAATATCTTCCAGATTACGGATGTCAATTTGGCAATGTTTGGAAAAGTAGAACTTAAAATCCATGCTGAAATATATGAAAATAAGGTTATGAGTACCGCAATTCTTATTGGTGGTACATCGAGAGGAACAGTCGGTGGAAGGGGCGAACCTATGGGTGGAAGCAAGAGTAGCAAATTCCTAGTTGGAAGGGGTGGAGTGTAATGCCAATCAGTAATCACATACGCCGCCTACTCATTGAAACCATTAGAGATAACATCAATGAAGTTGTCTTGGGATTTGATGGAACACCAGCAACCAGCGACGATGGTTCAGCGGGACGACCTGCCATCACACTCACGCCTACGGTTACGATAGTAGATGACGGGACACTTCTAATAGAGGCGACACTTCCACACACAGAAACCTTTACTGAACCCATAAAGGAAGTATACATTCAAACAAGGGGTGCGACGAGTTTTACTCCTGTAAGTAGATTCACCATTAAACCAATTACTAAAAATAATTCTAATGAAGTGAAAATCGAAATTACAATTGAGGTGGCATAATGACAGGTAATCCGTTATCAGGACATACAAAAAAGAATATGACATTAACGACTCATACGAGTCTAAGCACTCCTACAATAGAAGATGGTTTATTTGATGGGGAACCAATCATCAGTCCCAGTATAACAAATGCATACGAAGGTATACATGGAAATGGAATTATCCTTGAAGAAGATACTGCTAAGGGGGATGGGGATAGAAACAATCCAATTAACTTGGCAGGTCGAGTAAATGGTGTTGCATCGAGTTCTCATTATAGGGTAAACGTGTTAGGTGGTTACGCTGTAATAGACGGTGTAATGTTTGCCTTCGCAGGTTCAAATACAGACATAGACCTTATTTCTTCAAGCGCACATAAGGCTGGTTCTCCTTCTGCACTAACTTCGGGTCAAGAAGCATTAGTAGTAATATATGTTAATTCTGATAATGATAATAATTCGATAGGGTGGGAAATGGGTTCTCCTGTTACTGCTGGTACATCATACCCACTTGCACCATCTTCATTTCTTAATTACCCTCTATCCTCATTGGCGGTAAAACAATCTATTGTACTCGCTACATTGCGTTGTGTTTACGAATCAGGTTCAGGTGATTTAAACATTAAAGTAACTGAAATAAATGATAAGAGAGTATTCATCAGACCTTCTCCTATTTATCTATCACCAGTAACATCGGGCGCAGTAGCGGCCACAGATGCTATCGAATCCCATACAGCCTTAGATAGTCTACATGGTGCTGATGAAACAGGTGCTATGTCTGCAAGTCGCTTTGGTGCTATATGGGAATCTTATGGGACTCAACTATCAAGCACTACTGCGCCTGATAACGATAAGAGTGTTTTGTATTATAGTGGAACACATGCGGCTCGATTTACACGTTCAATCTTTGACCGTGTATTGACAAGCACAGCAACGAGTCTAACACTCAAATCTACTGATGCTAATATTCTACTTCTAACTCCCGGTGGGAGTGCCACACTTACCACATCTGGTTCTTTCCCTGCTGGTTATATCATTGAAGTGCGAAATCTACATGCAAGTAACGCTGTAGTATTCGCTCGTGCTTCAAACTATTCTGTATCGGGAGGAACGCTTACAAGGTTCGTTTGTACTACAAGCCACGCTACTACACCCGTATTTAGCGTCTTATCAGACGACTCAATAGAAACTGTACAAATAGCAGATAATGCGGTTACAACGGCTAAGATATTAAATTCAAATGTTACCCTTGCTAAAATAGCAAACATCGCCGATGATAGAATCTTAGGAAATGTAAGCGGAGGTGCGGCTGCCCCTGCTGAATTAACCAAAGCGAATGTATTGACTTTGCTCAATGTTGAAGATGGTGCTGATGTTACAGATGCAACCAATGTTAACGCCGCAGGTGCTATTATGCACAGCGATTTGGGAACCAAAGGACAGATAGTAGTAGGAGATGGTTCAGGTGATGCAACTATACTCAGCGTCGGCACTAACAACCATGTTCTAACAGCAGATAGTTCAGAAGCATCAGGTGTTAAATGGGCGGCAACAGCGGCGGCGGGTATAACAGCATTAACTGGTAATGTAACTGCAAGCGGTTCAGGTTCAGTAGCGGCTACTATTGCTGATGAAGCCGTAACATACGCTAAGATGCAACACGTTTCTGCTACAAGTAGAGTATTAGGAAGAATCACAAGTGGTGCGGGTGATGTTGAAGAACTAACAGGTGCTAACATCAGAACGATAGCCAACGTCGCAGATGGGGCAGATGCCGCACTTCCTGTAGCAAATGGTAATACTGTGGCAATAGCGGCTATTAACGCTAAAGCATCGAAGTTTTCTGCTTATCTTTCAGGGAATCAAAGTTACAGTTCGGGGGCGACAAAGATAGAACATGATACAGTTTTGTGGAATGTTGGTTCTGACTTTAGCACAAGCAACAATGAATATACTGCACCAAGAGATGGGTACTATCTTGTAGCATGTAGTTTTTATGCTTCTGCTACACCAACATGGGCGATGTCTGTTATTCAGGTTGATACAGGTTCAGGGTATGCTATTCGGCTTCGTAGAGCAAGTTCTAACGGTCAAGATAATATGATTTCAGCAGTAATCAAATTAGATGCGGGTGATAAGGTTGCTCACTATGCCCATGCTTCGGGAGGCACAACTATACAAGCGGCTCTCAATACTCTCACTTACTTTCAAATTACGGAGATGCTATGATGACACCACAAGAGATGACAACGGGAATGCACAACGCAGGTTTTACTCAATTCGAGTATGCTGAACATGGCCTGTATTTTATTGACGGTACTATCAATCTTAACGAGTGGCCGAGCAGTTGGGGTACACCGCCTACACAAGCCGTCATAAACAGTTGGTAATATGACAATTCTTATTCTTTCCTTAATAGCGTTCATAGCAGGTTTTGTTGCTACATGGCTTGCTACTGTTGACTAAAGGATGAATCAATCCAAAACGCACCGCACTCTTTACATTGAAAGAGATGAATACGCTTATTTTCACCATCAAGGTATCTCGCTGTTAAGCGATGCGGAATATGCCAATGCGTACACTTACGACATTTGACCTTTAATCGGTCAATCAATCGTCCCATCTATTCCATGCCTCGACGTGCTATGATGTCATCAATGCGTAGGATGGCGTTCGTAACTTCCGCCGCACTCAATACTGCTTGTCGTACAAGTTCTACAGGCTCGATAACACCGAGCGCAAGAACGTCGCATACACCACCGTTCTCAACATCAGGACCAACAGAAGTCTTACCTTCCATCAGTTGGTGTCTCATTTCAAGAATCGTATCGAGTGGGTCTTGACCAGCATTCTCAGCGATAGTCGCAGGAATACTCTCTAAAGCATCTGCAAAGGCTTCGATAGCCATCTGCGCTCGACCACCTACTTGAGCCGCATGGTTGCGTAGATAGACAGCCATACGAGCGTATGCGTTACCTGCACCAACAACAATCTTATCGTTAGCCATGACCAATGATACAACACCAAGTGCGTCATCAAACCCACGCTCGACTTCTTCAAGTGTATGAGAGGTCGCACCACGTAGTACGAGTGTTGCTTCCTTACTTTCACCAGTATTATTAGAAACAAACAGATGCCATACATCGTTGTGCTTCTCTCTTGTAATGTTTGTTGAAGTGTATGATGAGATGTCATCAACGGTTTGGAAGATAACGCTATCAGTAGCACGTTTTAGCGCACGTATAACCGATTCAGGAGTACGACGTACAGCCATGATTCCATGCTTCTTGAGGAAGGCACATACGTGGTCGTTTACGCTATCACGTACAAAGACAATACCATGCTTACCGTCGAATGCTTCCACGATACTCTTTGCATTAGCAATCAAATCAGCCTTACCTGCGGATTTGTATGATGAATAAGACGAAGCATCAATCTGTACCTGTACATTCTCTTCGCTCTTTTCAACATCAAGTCCTGTGTTGATAAGCATGAAATGACGATAGGTTTCCTTTTCATCCTCTACTTCAAGTACGAAGTCCTTGTTGACAATCACACCGCCGAAGAGGTATGAGTCATCAAGCGAACCACCCGGAAATGATACCACACGTACTGATTCTGCATTACCTGCTTGTTCGACAGCAGATACACATAGTTCTGATACCTTGTCGAGAGCGTTCTCAAGAGTCTTACCAGTAATCGCAGTACGTGCAATCTTAAGGTATTCTTCTCTTCCTTCGGCTAACATAGCAACTTCATTATTTAGGTATGTAGTTGCCATGAGAGATGCCTCGTGATACCCACGACAGATGACGTTAGGGTGTAGACCACGAGCGAAGAGAGATTCTGTGTTACCGAGTAGCGCACCCGCCAATACGACAGTACTGGTTGTACCATCGTAGCATAGGTTCTCTTGCGTCTTTGCTACTTCTGCAATCATCTTACCACCGGGATGTGATACGTCTACTTCACGTAGAATGGTTGCGCCATCGTTCGTTACTATGACATTCCCATGCCCGTCTACGAGCATCTTATCCATACCCATTGGTCCTAACGTGGACTTCACGGTATCGGCAATTGTACGTGCCGCACGTATGTTCATCTGTTGTGCATTTGTTCTTCCTAAGTCCTGTTCTTTACTCATGTTGTTCACCATTCTACTTCTATGTCTACTAATTCTCCCGTGTCTACTGCACGAGAACGAACGTAGCCTTCGCTCTTACCAAATTGGTATAAGTCATATGTGAGTTGAGCATCGCTTAAGCAATACTTAGCCACCTCATCATATTTCCCTTGCCTCCATGCCTTAGGCGCATCCTCGCTGTTCATAAGTTTGTTGTCGCTTAAGGTATGCTTAACCAAGTCTTTGAGACTGGTCATGACTTTCTGTTGTGTCATAGCCGCTTTATTGACGAGGTTCTTTGTATCAATGACGCTTTCTGTTTTCAGCATATCACCCGCTGTCCAACAGTCCAATGCGTCCCGTAATACAGGGAGGTCGAATGCTTTGATGTTATGACCGATAATGACACCGCCCTTCTTGACGTGTGCATCTAAGTCATCACCTAATGTGCGAGGGTGTAGTGCCTTTACTGTAGCATCTACAGACAATGATTTGTTACAGTAGATGTTTCCATCCTCTCCGTTCCATGTAGCCACTACTGTAGGCTCGAAAGAGGCGGTCTTATCCCATCCCCCTATTTCCCAAGAGTAGTTGCCCGTTTCAATATCTAATGCCATTATGTCACTCATTCTTTTCACCTTTTCTTCTGTAATACATTCTTCCTGAACTCTTCTTTCGATTGAATAATTTCGCCGAGTAGTCCTTGAAGTGCCGTTGCGCTGTACTCTTGCTTACACCTGTGTTAGACATATACATATTCCATATACTCATCTGTAATCTCCAACCATCACCCTCATCATCAATCTCGTATGGGGCGCAAGCCTTGTATGCTTTGAGCATGTCATCGTGAATCTTTCCTTCCTTAGCCTTGCTTCCATTGATTTCAACAGAATCCTCAAGCCAAGCAATGAGGTTTTGGAATAGGTCAATGAGAATCTCGTGAGCCATGTCTACGTGTTCAGCAGTAATCACCCACTTCTCATCAAGGATAGCCATGTGAGTAGCGAAGATACCTAAGTAGTTCTCAACAGCAGGGGTGAACGAAGCAACGATTTCAGACATACTTGCATCCATGTTGCGTAGCAGGTCGTATATCTCATCAGACGCTTGATACAATGCTGTATCGAAGTCAGGCGCAGGGGTGAACATACTCCACATCTTTTCCTGAACCATATCCTCTCTTTCATCCTCGGATAATTCATCCCATTGAGTGAATGTTATCTCACCCATGTCGAGTAGACGGTCCCGCATTCTCTTCTCGCTTGTTCTGAAATAATCATACAGGTCATCCTTAGTGTAATCAATTGTTTTGGATTGTTTGTAGAACGTACCAAGCCTACGTGTACTCACTTCTTGTCTTGCATCCATGTCCCAATGCGCCCAGTAAAGCAGTACACGTTGGAAGATACCCTTAGTCAGTACGTAGTCCTTAACACCCTTCGGTGGGTACGTGGTAATCCATAGCGACACCATAGAAGGACACTCAACCTTGTTACCCTTCATGTGCTTAACGAGAGTGTTGTTCCCGCTTCCTACAGGGTTACACGCTGTTTGAAGATACAATACAGTCTCTTGACTGTGCTTGTTTGGGGTGAGTAGAATAGAACCTTCATCGAAGTTGATACCCTTACGACCTGCGAGCAAACCCGGTACTGTCTCCACCTCATCCGTAGGCTTCCCATGCTCATCCAATATCTGCTGTGTAGAGCCTATCAGTCCTGCGTCTGTACCTGATGCAAACAACTCGATTGGAATACCGACATTTTCCATAATGTCTCCAACGAAGTTCCATGCAATGGATTTACCAGTCCTTGATGGCTGAATCCAAAAGACGTGAACACGAGGGTCGAGGTGGGTATCACCAGTCGGAATACGAACATATGGTAATGCAAGTTGTCCTTGAATGTAAAAGAATGACAGTAGACCCGGTATCTCATTCTTCATTGATGTTCTTGAGAAGTGCGTAAGATACGCATCCAAAATTGGAAACTTCTGTACTGCTCTATATTCCTTTACTGATGTCATAATTCCACAACCTATTTCTCTTTGCCGATTTATAAGGCTAAACCTTTTTTCTCCTTGCTTGGCGTACCTCTTCTTCACTTGTTAATACTTTAACGAGTAAACTACGTCGGGTGTCGCCCAACCCTTTTACCTTCTTTAGTGATTCAGGGAATACCATTTCTTCGATACTGCCGCATTGTTCTAACAAGCGTTCAGCAATCTCCCTCCCAATGGAGGGTATAGCCAACAGCATATCCAAACGGATGTCATTAGACGAGACACGGCGTAGTGCGTGTGCGCCATGCTTGCTTGCTGGCTTGTGGAGTTTGTCATGTAGTTTCACTACAAACATTGCCGCCTCACTTAGATTAGGCGTGTAGAATACTTGGCACTCGAAGTCGGACATAACTCTCGCTATCGTACCCATGAGTTCATTTTGTATTCGTGAATATGTAACCTTCTTACCATTCTTCTTTGCCATTGCAACGTACTTGTCAATGGACCCGTGAATGACTAAGAAGAATCGCTCGTAGTTGGCATCCATGTTATCGAGTTGTCGCCATAGATGACCGTTGTGTGATGATTGGAATAGGTCGCCAATACTCTTCGCTTCTACAAGCGCACCACCGAGTAAGTAGTCTCCAACAAGCAATGGCTTACGGACTATGTTCAGCCCCGCCTTCGTTGCTCGTCGCTCTATGGACTCGCATAGGCTTCCTCTCTCGTTGCTATCAATAATCAAATCAGGCTTAGGCATTACTCTTCCTCCTCTATCGGTATGTTATGTTTGATATGATTCACACAATAGACACTATGTTGTGTGCGTAACTGTTTGCATCTTCTCTTTCCACCACTTGTAAGTGATTTACATTGATACTTCTTTCTTACTTCTTCTTTTTGTTTACAGACGTAGCATATACGTAAATAACCCTCAAAGTATCTATCGGGCTTTACAGTTCCTCTATACTGTCCACAAACGCTACACGGTACAGATGGCATTACATTACCCCCGTTCCGTCATGATAATTACACTTTCCAACACATAGACCTTCTTGGTAAAGTGTGGTACAGGAAGCATGAGTATGCCCCGCCTTGACAATATGACCAACTCGCATAGCGGTATAATCACGGTCAAAGTCCACCCAGTTCTGTTGAGAGCATATGTCAACAATGGATGGAACATGAGTCAATCGTTCTTCTTCGGTTACCTTCCAAGCAGGGAAGAACATTCTGAATCTATCGGCAAGGAATGACACGAAGTGATACCTTGCTCTATCAGTAGGGTTACCACCGTTCATTGCCGCTTGCGCTAAACATGGTAAGATATGTATGTCATCATACGACACAGTAGGTAAATCGACAGGCTTGATGTCTGTCATTGTCATCAATGGGCTTTGTATAATTTCAAAGTCAAGTCGTTCTCCACCCATACTGATGTAACCAGTATGTGGAACCATCGCCTTATCCATCAGACCATCATACGTTAGTGTAGTGAGTTCTTCACTTGTTAGTGGTATAGTCCAGCAATCTCTCTTTGCATTGAACGAGTTGGGTATGCGTATCATACCACTTGTATCGAACGCTACTGTAGGGTCATTACAGCGGAAAGGACTCAAAGACTTCTCCCACTTGTTGATGAGTATTCTCCCTGAATACTTTACTCGTGAAAGTTCAGAACCATCGGCGGGTTCAATTGTTTCTGAAAGAGGAACCCATACGTGAAATCCTCCACCAGTAAACCATACGAAGTGTTCAATGTTGTTATTGGATAGGTGTCGGTGTAGACTGATTACTTCGGAGTGTGGTATCTCAAAAGGTACATCAACACCACGATTCTTGAAATCCTTACAGTCGAAGTCCATTACAAAGTGGTGGATTCGTGGAGTGTTGTAATCGACACGATGATGCTTAGGGGCTTGTGTTTCATTGTAACCATAAGCCGTGAAGTATACGTTACCGCTTCCGTTCTTTCCACGCCAATACTGCTGTAGTTCATCGCTGTCCTTTACAATTCGTCGCCACCCACGTTCACCATTAGCAGGTAACTCCAAGACCTCTCTTGGAAAGTCAATAGGTACGAACGGCATGTAATCACCGGAATGCTCGTAGGAAGTCGTCTAAGTCTTGTTTCAATTTTTCCATTGTATCAAGGATTTCATCATCCTTAAGATAACGTGCGTGTATAGTATAGAGAATATCGAGAGGACCAACCGTATCAGGGAAGCCTGTCTCTTCATCTAACCATGAATCAATCGTGGTTTGTCTGTATGATGTACGAATGAAAGGAACCCTGTTAGGTAAGTTACCAATCTCTTTGACTATGATTCTTATCGAATAGTCATCATCTAAAAATTCCTCTAAGAAACGTTGTATTGCTAATCCTTGTGCTTTCATTATATCTCCTCCTTTATGTTGTCTAAGTAGTCATCGGTGAGCGACCAAAATTCACAGTCGCTTTTGTAATCACACCAATTGCATTTTAGTTTCTGTTCCTCCATTGGAACTCCTTTTTTCAATCTTCCTAAGAATGGGTCAGGTGGAAACTCCATGTTCAGATGAGCCTTTACTAACTTGACGAGATTGTTTTCTACGCTACGCATAGCCAACTTCCCCTTCTTATCAGTAGCAGACTCATAGTGCAACTTTGCACCAGTCCCGCCTTCTATGCCCCCACCCGGAAACTCCCATCCCCAATGGGTGATAGGGAGTAGTTCATGGTGTGGACTGTTTTCCAACATCATCTTGTAGAATGCCATCTCCTTACGCATGCTTCCCGGTTTGTTACTGTTGTACTTACCAGTCTTTAATTCCATCAAGGCAAAGCCGTTCTCTTCGCTTTTGAAGAGTGTATCAATGAATCCTGATAGATGAACAGGAATAGGCTCATCATCAACGATGACATACCTATTGCCATGAATGTTTGACTCTACGCCTACAGGTCGCCAGTCCTTACCCTTAGTAGCGAGTAACCGTCTGAACTGCCAATCAAGCCATTGTTGAATCTGTTCCTCCTCACCGAACTCATATGGTTCAGGAGGGGTGGGCGCAGATGATAGGAAGAGTTCTCTCGCAGTATCTATATCATCTGTACGTAGTATCTCACTCTCCTGTTGGCTTGTGAAGTTACCCCAAAACCATTCCATGAGGTCGTGGACATTCAATCCACGAGTGTGATAATAACGGCTCTCGCCTCGTAGTCCCTTGAACTTCTCAAGATAGTATTGTTGTGGACACCAGCCGAATGTACCTATGCTTGACTTTGTAATACGGAGAATCTTGTCTTGGTCCTCCTTTGGATTCCATGCGTATGTACTACGCTTGTACCAGTCCACTTCTTCTGTGTGTCCTGTCTCCTCCCCATACTCGTCTATCAATTGGCGACTATCATCACCAGTAGGATTCCATCTCAATCTTTCATCTCCATCTCAATAAGTTTCTGTAGGTATACGGCTAAGTCCATTGCTTCTTCTTGTGCGTGTATGAGCCATTTAAGACGAGATAGTTTCTCATCCTCCATACTCACCCCATACTTCGCAAGGCCGACCTGTGCTCGTTGTTGTATCTTCTCGCATACTTCATCTTCTATTCTACTCATCTCATCATCTCCATATGTGTTGTAGTTTGTTCTTTGGGTCAAGTACCTTCATGGATTTAACTGTCTTATCCTGCAAAGTAACTATCCGTGAATTAATTGTAGCCATCCTTGAGTCAACCATCATCTTAACATCGACTTCCAAATCACCATCTCTCCGTCGCTCGATTTCATCTATCTTAGTCGATACTTCGGCTTGTACGATAGTACCTATGTATGATATTTTACTCTCTAAAGTAGCCAAGCGGTCCTCGATTGCTTGCATACCATTCTGAATATTGGTGAACACCTTTGTCATCTGAACAGTAAACGTCCTCTTATCCCTACAGTCAAAACACAGTTTGTTTGGGTCGAGATTTGTGGAAGGAGTAAATACCCCTGAGCATACTATGCACTTCTTTTCAAGCGTCATCGTATTCACCATCCTCAATTAGTGATGCAATACTCATTGTCTCCATTGCTGTACAAATTTGTACAAGCACCTTCGTGAGAGTGAGCCTCATTTGCATTCTGTTGTTATCTTCTTTCATTGCATCCACAATACCCTTCACCGCTACATCTAATGTAGCGAGTGTGTGTAAAGCAGATTCTCTTAATCGTTCTATTTTGACTAATACGTTCTTCATTTCATCCATCATATATTCCCCCTGTATTTTCTTCGCTTGTTATTGAACCCAATGCTCTCGGTAACCTCTCGGTTCTCCTTCTCGAAATCATATAATCGTTTCTGATTCGTAGGTGTCATATCGAAAAACTCATTTAGTTTCGTTTGTCGCATGACCTTTCCACCGCAGTTACAGCAATACTTTACTGATGAATTTACTGTCGGCGTTTCTTGTACCTTTTTCCAAAATTTCCATTTACTCATTTTATTACCATCCATATTTTTTAGGAACTCTCATTGCTGTTACTGCATCCAAATCCCAGTTGAGGGTTTCGTATACTGATTTGATTTTTGAACGCACCCACTTCTCTACTACAGTAGACCAGTCGATGTCGTAATCCTCAAGTTGATTTACATTCTCGTATGCTATTACATTGGTGAGAGGTTGCCCTTCGGGTACACCGTTTATGAATACCCACTTGATACTGTCTCCCTTGTTGAAGTCAGTCTTGAGGTATTGGTTAGAGTATCTCGCCGCCTTAGCAGGGTTGGGTACAACCTTGTCGTACTCATGTAGTTTCTTATTTATGCGACCACTTGAAGCAATCTCATCAACAGACTTACCACCTTTGTACAGATTCGTAACAGCGGGTCTAACATTGTTGTACACCTCATTCTCATCAGCACCAGTAGCAATCAACTCAAATGCTGATGAAAGAATCTCCTTCGTTACCGCAGGGGCATTGGATGCCTTGAGTGAGTAACCAGTTACTTTCATCTTACCTTTATCTTCCAAAGGCCATGATATGAGTCCGAAGTTTCTGTTCTTCGTATTGGCAGTAAACCAGTATGGGAAGAACGCTTCAAACTCAACATCAAGATACGCCAAGTTCAATTCATTCTGTGAGATACCTGTAAGTGTTTTACATAGAGGGTGTGCATCATCAAATGGTACTTGTACATACACGGAGTCTGTGTGTCCTGCAAGAGCCTTGTAGCCACGCTTCTCACACTCATCAACGAGCATGGTGATAGACTTACGACCAAGATATGTAATGGATGATGCAATGGCATAACTACTCCATTGACCACCAATCTTACGGCTTCCTGTCATTCCATAGAGAGCATTTACTGCAACCTTTACAGCCATCTGTAACATGTTGTAACCGAGTTTCTCATCAGCATCAGTTGCTTCTTTCATCAATGTCTTGTATTGTTTTCTCAAAGCAAGCAGTTCCTTGACAACCTTCGGGAACAGTCCTTCCCTTGATTGGTCCCAATGGAATGTACCACCAGTACCATGAATGTATGTACCGTCCTTCTCTCGCTTAGGAGGTATGTTGAGTGTGAGTATTCCCTCCCCACCCTCATCAACGAGGGTTGTCCAACACAGGTTGGCGGAGAGAATAATGTTAGGATATAGAGAAGCGAAATCCATGAGAGCAACGTTCTCATGACGACCCGGTACAGGTTGCATAACCCATGCCGCTTCTAATTCAGGTCGTTCTTGTATGTATGATGAGGGGGCTTTGAGTTCGGTACGTCGTCCTATCAATCCTCTAAAGTATCGAGTAACCTTGTGTGTACTTCCAAACTGCACACCGCAGACTTTCTGCAATGCGAAGTGGAAATTGGTACAGTTAAGTTTGTCATCACAGTCACGCAAGAGTGTTGTATCGACAAGACAGTAATCAACGAAGTCATCATAGTAATCAGTCCATCCATTGAACACAGTCATGCCTTCAATCTCATTTGTTAGTTTACCTCCGAAACCAAGTTCCTTAGCGAACCAATCGAGTTTACGTGATTGCGCTTGACCCTTACCAGACTTTTGCCATATGCCCTCAAAGCCACTTCCATCAGTCCATTGAGCCGCAGTATCAAACACCAGTCGCCCCTTGATAGGTTGACGTGTACTCTTGTACCCACTCCCATCTTTGGGGGGTGCAACGAATATGTTGAGTGGAGACATGCGCCCACGTTCAGCACCGAGCCTTCGGTGTAGATGAGGTAAGTCAGCCCAATGACCTGCATGAGCAATGAGCATATCAGGGTCACGTTCCTCAAGGAACGTCAAGAACCCATCATGCATCTCATGCTCGTTAGCATATGTACGTAGTTCATAACCACCATACCTATCAATGAACTCGGTCTTACGAGTCGTATTCTGTATGCTGTCTCTACTCCATGCAAAGACAACAGGAGTACGAAGGTCGCTATCCACTACAGCCATGACTGTTGTAAAGTCGTCATCATCGTTTGGGTTCCATTCAAGGTCGAAGTACCACTTACGAGGATGGAAGTCAGGTATCTCATCAGGATAGTTTGTTAGAAGAATCTGGTCAAGGTAATTGACATCAGCCTCGTATGTCCAACGTGGACACTTATCCTTTAACTCCCAAAGTAAGTTGGGATGTGATACTGTAACCTTCCATAGATTCTGATTATGTAATCCCTTTGCTGAAATGTCATAATGTATTTCAGCACCGAGTCTTTGAATGCGACGTAGTACATGAGTAGGTGATGCTTGGTCTATCCAACAGAAGGGTTGCACATAGTCATCATCCTCACTCATGATGTATCGCTCGTGCAATATACCATCAGCACCCCTACGCCTCTCGTAGAGGATAGGAGGGTCCGATGGGGATTCGGAGAACCAATCAATTATCATTCATCTCCCTCATCTATAATCACAAGTAAAGTATTGTCTTGGTCGAAGATAATCGGTGTACCATCACCCATGTGGAATCGTGCTTGCTCGTCATCCAAGAACTGTAGGCAAGCAGGTAACCAATCACCGAAGTATGATTGTACTGTAGCCGAAGGACCATCGGTATCGCTGATAGATAATGTAGTGAATAGGCGACCACTCGCCGCTTTTCCTGCTACAATACCAAACTCTTCTTCACCACAATGAACACGCAGTTTAAACTGCGAGTCATCAGATACGAGTGTACGCATACCCGCCAATGAAATCAAATCCTTAGTCTCAAATAGTGTACCATGAGCCGTTAAGGGACTCTTGTAAAACGTAGTGAAGTTATCACCAATGCATGAATTAATTACTTTACTCATTGCATTAACTTTAGCATGGGACTCAATCTCATCAGTACTCGGTATCTGCAATCGGTTACCACCTGCATCAATGTGAAGTGGCTTGACAGGAGATACCTGTCGAAGAGTTATATCATCCTGCTTACTTGCTTTCAAGAACTTAAGGAACTTCTCAAGCATTGCAATGTGAATGATGCCCTCTTCTTCTATGTCTGATACGATAAGACGCTTGCGTAGATAGTAATTAGCATACGCTACTTGTACAGTCATGTGTATACCTGAACAGTTGATACGAAGGTCCTCAATACCTTTAGTGAAACCACTAAGGAACTTCATCAAATCGCTTCGGTCTACTGTTATCTTTGTCATACAATCAACTCTTTTCTCTTTGCCGATTTATAAAGGTGGAAAGGAAGAAGGAGGATAAAGTGATAGAAAAACCCCTGTCGTGGATGATGGTGACCATACCACCGGAATGAATTTCCCTCTTATTACTTGACAAACTTTCCCCAATACCTAACATGCAAAAGGTATTGAATCACAAACTCCCATCGTATAATTCAGGGAGGCCGAACCATTCGGGTTCACCTTCGGGACGTGTAGTGAATACCTTTCTTCGTTTGTCTTGAAGTTCAGGATTCATCTTCGCCTTAGAGAATTTGACATAATAGTGTATCGCTACTAACTCACCATCTTCATTGAGTTCTTCTTCCTTCTCGGTAAGTAGGATAGTCGGTAAGTAGTTGTTCGTTCGCTTCTCCCAATCAGGTACGAAACGCTTGTTGGGTCCATAGAAGTCCTTAGTCGTCATGTGGGTTTCCCATATGACCTTAACACCAAGTCGAACCAAATCACGAGACAATGCTGTGAGTTGGTGGAACCGTGTGTTACGGATAGCCCATGTGTTTTGTTTCTCAATCTTCGCTGAACCGCTTCCGTCTGCCGCATCAATAGCATCGTTAGACAAACCTAAGTCCACGATACGCATGTTGTTGCCACATATCTCCAACCATGAATCGACACCGCTAATGATGACACCCCATACAGGATTGTCATTCATTGCTTGGTCATGGATGTATTTCATAATGTCCATGACACGTTGGTGAGTGGCGGGATAGTTGTAAGCAGTACGGTCATTAGCCGCCATTGCCCACGGGTTCCATGATACGATGTTGTCCTCTTCTGTGTGTAATGCGGAAGCAAGCATTGCTACTCCCATATCAAAGTCGAGTACGTGTAGTTTAGCGTTGGGGTCTTTGGTTGTATCTTTGGCAAACCAATCGAGCATGATACCCGACTTACATGTGCCATCAAATCCAGCCACTCCCATGAAGTCGTAGCGTTGCGCCTTAGCCTTCTCCATCATTGTTTGCTCGGCTCGTAGGTGAGCGAACGGGTCATCATTACTGACAGCCGCCATTGCTTTCGCTTGTGCCTTCGCCTTTGCCTTCGCTTCCTTTACTTCGTTCTTAATTTCTGTTACTGTTGTTCCAAATCCTGACATATTTATTCCTCCTAATCGAATTGACCTACTCCTGTATCGCCACCAGTTGCTCGTTGTCGGCTACGTCGTGGGTCTGCAAAGACCCCCATGACGCTTATCTTAGGAGACACAATACCATTGTATTCCTTCATACCTAAACGACCAAAGACAAGTACTGTAGAGCGTTCAGCGTATTCAAACGCCTCCTCACCCCATCCTGCTACAAACGGTTGAGTAAGGTTACCCACCGCACCTGCAATCCAGCATTGTACATCACCAGTAATACTACTTGATAGTGTCATAGAATAGTTGTAACCTTCGGGGTCGAAGTCGCTTTCACGAGGCTCGCTGTTAAGCGATGTAACCAATCCCCTTGTAATAACCAACGGACCCCATTGACGACGCTCGCCACCAATGTCTCCGCTTTGCTTACCACGTTCATACGCATCATCCAATTCATCAATCGGTACGTAGTATTCATGGAAGGCGGGTAAAGTCCAAAACTTTGAAGGTTGAAGTAGAGGGCGTACATCTTCGGGAAGGAACTCATCTGTGTATTCAATCTCAAAGTTACTGTAAACACCGAGTACATCCTTGAAATTATCTGATGCCTTCTCTCGTGGTGGCACGACTTGTATCTTACAAGGGCGACCTTGTTGGATATTGAGTTCCGTGAGTTCATTTGTCAAGTCAACACGCCATAGAGACACCTTGTTGTTCTTGACCAGTTGTTCTTCCTCATGTCCGAGGAAGTATGCGTATCGACCCATGCGTTTGTATGGCGCAGGGTCGCCGTTGTATGAGGTAAGACAGACCCAATCACTTCCTGATTGTAGTCCATAAGGTGGGTTCTCATCACTCGATGCTTCAAGTTTCTTGACACCATCCTTTGTGTGTAAAGACCATACTGTACCGGTCTTTTCATATGCACCAAGACGACCACTTCCGATTGCTTCGGATGGGTCATCTGCATACAACTTGAGATTGCTTTGTACAATGTTAGCGAGTCTGTCTCGCTTACGGTCTTGTACACCTAAGAATGAACCAACCCATGTGGAGAGGTTCTTACTGCTTCCACCGCTTTGCTTGCGAGTTTCAGTAAACACTTGTTCAGCCCAATCGACCAACAAATCTTCATCTTCATCAGCAGGGGAGTCGCAACCATAATGCGTTGTAATGTACTCAAGGTACATCTTCTTTGCATCTTCTATTGTCTTGTTTGTGCGCTTTGCATAGGCATCCAAACGAAGCATTACTCCTTTGGGTAACCCATCCTCGCTCGCTTCTGCCTGTACAGCACCAAAGCCACTTCCTGTATCTTCTACGTTTTCGTATTCATCTTCTTCTTTCCATGTCATCTTAATCACCAATCTTTCAATATTTTTTGTTCTATTTCCTTTGTTACTTCATACGCCTTGTCTACAGCAAAGACAACATCATCTTCTCCTATAGTAATCAAAGCGTGGAATATGATACTCATCATGAGGCAACGTGTTGTGTCTGCGCCCTTGTCGAGTGCGGGTTTGAAATCTCTATTCATTCTTCCAACTCCTTCTTTAGCCTTGCAACGAACACGTCTACATACGACTCGTCGCTTCCTATGAAATCATGAACGATTTCCATCATCTGACCCCATACAAATATGATACTGAATGCTGTCTCCGCATCCTTGTCAAAGAACTTAGAGACATACCTGTGAACGTTGTACATGAATTGAGTGCGCCCTGATAGATTATTCAATCGCTCATGTAGGCTTTCACGTAGGTCATTGAATTTGTTGTTCGATACATCTTCCCACCAGTTGTGTCCATCAGAAGCATTCTCTATGTGGTCAAGTGCATCAGGTGAACGCTTTAGTGAGGTAAGATAGTTTACACTCTCACGTAGGTCGCCATCAAAGGATTCGACAAGAGCAGGATAATTCTGCACCCATTCAGTCGGAAGGAAATCAAGGCGAGAAAGATGCTTCGCACCCTCACTTCCCCCTACTCTTTCAAATGTATAGGTTCGACATCGACTCTTGATAGCGTCGTGTATCTTACCCCCATCGTTCGCAGTAAGGATGAAGATGACCCGATTAGCATACTGTTCCATAATTCCACGTAGCGTTTGTTGAGCAGGTATAGTAAAGCCATCAAATTCGTCAAGAACTATTACCTTGATGTCCGTACCTATTCCCTTCAATCGACAGAACAATTTGAGTTCATCACGAACATAGTTGATACCACGTTCATCACTCGCATTCGTCCAAAGAAGATTCATACCGTTTCTATTCGCACCGAGAACTGTATTTGCGAGCACATTAGCCGCACTTGTCTTACCAGTACCCGGAGGTCCTAAGAAAAGTACAGCGGGTGGGTATTCGTTGGTATCAATCCAGTGACGCATATCATCACAGAATTGCTTGTTCCCAACGATGTCATCCACTTTTTGTGGTCGTAGTTGTTCGTTCCAATTGCTCATCTTTCTCACTCTTATTCTCTTTGCCGATTTATAAAGGAGAGGCCAAATCATACTTCTCCGCCCACTCTACGAATGCCTCCATTGACTTCGTTGGCATTGGGTTCTCTATGGTGAACAGCATCTTATCATACTGCATGTAATTGCTCAATAGGTTACCACCATAGAATGCAATGACATCCATCCACTCCTGTATTTTCTTCTTGGATGATACAGGTAACGCTGGAAGGTTGTTACTTGTTGTGAATAAGCGTACTAACTTCTCTTCGTTGTCGCTTGAGTACTTGATGAATATCTTACGGCGTAGTCTAAAACCTATACCGACATGAGTTTTCTCCATGTGGACATGGAACCTTAGTTTAGCGAGCACTATACCCAATCCTACATCTTCCCACTTAGTCATCGTTTACCACCGCCAAGTAATCTACTAACTCGTCTACGTCTGATAGACCTGCATCGAGTACAACTGTATTGAATCTAAAGTGCCACTCCTTAGAAGGCGACCAAGTGTATTCTACTTTCACCACGAAAGTATCAGAAATCGGCTCGCTGGTATTTTTGACTGTAGGTGTAATACCTATGCGTCTTAGTGCGTAATCAAGTTCAAACACATTCTCTTCTACTGTGAACACATTCATGTCTACAACATCAATACCATCCCTGAAACCAATGTTGAACTCCCATGTACCGTTCACGTTTCTATAATGTGTAACTTGCGCTTGAAGAGAA